GCGTGGTACGGCGTCGATGCCACTGGCCACAGAGCGGTTCTCAGTCTTTGGGTTGTATTTATTTAGCACCGACCAAGCGGCGCCATTGATCTCGCGGCTGATCACGTTCTTCAAGAGAACCATTAAAATTGAACCATCTTCACGGCGGGCTATGACGTCTTCGTTGTAACAAACGTCATAGTGTGAATCGTCAACGAACTGCTTCGACCAATCCTGATCGTTTAACCGTTTTGCGAGGACTTGCCGCACGTACTACCTCCAGTAAAGTATCGCTGATGTTCTCTTTACCGTATTTTTTGCCGAGGGCATTTGTCAATTCCATGAACTCATCGTAGGCAGCCGCGGTGTAAAACAAGACAACCTGCTTTACGCCGGTGGAAGAGGAGCGCATGGTTTCGCCGTTTGAGGGCGGGGTCGGCAGGTCTTCAACCTTTGGCATGTCTTTGAACATCTCCCCGAACTTGGCCGGGTCGATATCTGCCAGGCTGAACGAAGCAACGATCTCGTCAAAAGGGATGTCGGCCGATTGGGCGAAGTCGAACAGGCTCTTGTTGGTCATGTGGCCGAACTCACTCGCCGCAATCAGAACCTTGCGTTTGGCTTCGGCAAAGTCTTTGGCTTCAACGTAGGCCACCGGGATCTGTGGGATCTTCCAGCCCTCTTCATCGCGCATCTTTCGCAACGTGAAGCGGCCTTGGTGCCCGTCGATGATGTGGTTCTTGCCTTTGTTCTTCCAGATGTGCGTGACGAAGCTGATGCCGTTTTCGATAAGTGAGCGGCGGTACTTTTCGTAGTTTTCTCTATCGAGGGTTTTCAACTCGCCTTGAAGGGGAGTGAGCGCGTCGAGTGGTAAAGAGCCCGCGCCCTTAACTGTGACCTTGATTACTTGGGCCTGTTTTTTATCTTTTGCTGCCATGTTTTTGCATCCTTCTCTACGTCGACGTTTAGGGACTTGAAGTTCCCCAGATGCCCGACGAGCAGGTGGCAGTTGACGCCGTCCTTTTTATTCTCGCACAGGGCGATCAGGTTCTTCTCATCTAACTCTAGTTCGGGGTGCAAATGAAAGGGTTTTTTGTGGTGGGCCTCCAGTTTTTTATTGCCGCCGCAAACGGCACAGCGCTTGCCAGCGAGAAATTTCTTTCTAAAAGCGGGCCATTTCGTTGACCGTTTCGCGTTTTTCGGGGCCTTGTCAGAGACCTTGTTTCTTATCGCGCCCATGTGAACCTCCATCTTCATTTTTATTTGTTCTAATATCGGCAGAACAAAGCCGCCCCTGAAGACTCACGATGATACGCATTTCAAAATTGCATTTCGTTTTCGCATTGCGTGAGGCATACTGAAGTTACACTTGGAGGTGTCTATGAAAATCTACGTGGTGCATTTTTTGGCCGCCGAAGGGATGCTGAAGCATAAGACCGAGAAGGTCGCCGCGAAATCAGAGTCTGAGGCGCGTGAGATCTTCAATCGCAGCCGCCCCCACACAATCGTGATCCGGGTCGAAATGGAGGAGGTGGTCGTATGAACAATCGAGCACGATTAGTCGAGGAATTGAAGATGCTGATGCAAACCAGTTTCAACGGCCTTGGCTGGGTCAGAATGAAGGAGATCTTGGCCGAGCTTGGTATCGACCCTCAAACTCCAGCCCAGAAATTGGTAAAAAAGCTCGAAGAGATAACCAACCAGAAGCTCGGCGGCGCGGAGTGAAAGCGCCTAGGTACCCATGGGTTGTGAGACCCCCGCCTGAGATGAGCGTTGCGGAGCTTTACGAGTACGTGAAGTTCATCAAGGCTTATCTGAGTTGGTGTGACGAGGCCAATCACTTCTCTCGCGAAAGCCTTCGCCAGGAGATGTTGCGAAAAGGCCAGCCTTATGTGAACGAAGTTGGAGTCCGCGAGCGCAGGGCGCGCGAAAGGATGATCAAATGAGCCAGCGAGAGTTCTTCGCATTTAACTTGAACGAGTACCATTACCGCCGGGTTTACTTCAAACGGTTCTTGAAAAGATACAACGCCGAAAAGTGGGCGCATATCCCTTACCGCGGAACCGCGCAGAGCGATTTTGATCCGACGATTATTGAGGGCCGCGAAGCCCTTGAAAAATGGGCCAAAGAGTGCAACTACGAAATCGACTGGAGCAAAAAGCTCCTGACCTACAAAGGAGATTGAAAGATGACTTCTATTTTAACCGAGCTAAACATGTTAGTTCAGTGCGAAGGGCGCTACGTGCGCGGCGAGAAAATGCGATTCGATAAGAGCTTTGGGCAATATCTTCCCGAAGAACAGTCAGAACTCAAAGAATTTCGAGTTTACATCATCAAGCCAAGAACCGATTCAAAAGCCCCTGACCACCGCCTGGACATCACCGATTACTTGGCCGAAGATGAATTCGCGCAGCTTTACAACGAGTGCCTTCAGGCGGAGGCGGAGGAAGAAGACAATGGGTGAACCAATCGAAAAATTCGTCAAGCCGGTCGAGTTAAAAAACAAGGTGCAGGGCTTCGTACCGTCGAAGCTCTATGAAGAAGTTAACCGTTATCGTGAAAAAAAGGGCTGGACTTGGCACGAGCTACTCGAAGCCATGTTCAAGCGGCTCGTATCAGAAATAAAAGATTAAGGCCCGTAGATGCCGAGTGCCGCGGCGTAGCGCACGTGGACGTTGATCGCGATGTTCGAGGTCATAGGGATGTAAGTTGATCCCATCGGCACTTCTGACGCGGTCAGCCCCGTCGAAGTGTTCATCACAGTGCCCAAAATCCTAACCATAGCAAAAGGCGTTTGCCAAAAACCCGGGGCGTAAAACTGCCCGCCGACCGAAAACGGCACGGCAGAGGTGGCGTTAAAAACCTGCGTCGTGCTCGTCGAGGCGGTGCCCCAAGCCTGAATTTTGTATTGGTTCAGGGATGTAACTCCCGCAAATTCTGAAGTCGATTGTGCGGTACCTCCCTGATATGCCTTACCCCCACCAGTCGTGTAGGCGGTAGTGCTTATAGGGAACGGCATTTGAAACCCGTAATCTCCAGAGCCAAGAACAGATCCGGTTGTCGTCGCGGTCGAATAATAATTGATCCATGCGTCGATCATGTCGCCGTCGCGAATGTAAGTTATCGCACTCGGCGAAGCCGCGGATGCAGGCTGCGGGTTTGCAATTGTGCGCGCGCTGTAGTTCACGGAACTAGGGCCGGTCCCTGTGAGCTGCGTAAGCGTGCCACTGGTGGCTGGGGTGACGTTACCGCTCAACGACATCATCGTAACCGTTGTCGAAGAAGTTGTGCTGTTTGAAACCATGAACATCGGAGCTGGAGAACTACCAGTTCCATATGTGTCGCCCGCCACCATAGAGCTAGAAGTAATCGTAAAGGTGTAGGCGCTAGTCGAACTGATGTTGCTCATCGAAGCCGAGCTAGATTGATAAGTGCTGCCATAGCCGTAAAATTTGTGCGGTACCGGAGCGAGCGTGACTATGTTCGGGTAGTTGCTCCACTGACCAGCGGAGTTGAGCACGTTTGATTGGGCGTAAATCCTGCCTATCAAATGTCCGGCGTATGAACCGGCGGTGGCGGTTGAGCAATAGAGGCTACCTGCGGTCGTCGAGCTGGAAGAAATCGTGCCGGCAACCGTGAAATATTGTTGCACCAAATCTTCGGGGAACTGCACGTTGCCAGAAATATTTTGCGTAGGGTTTATCCCGGATAGGCAGATGTCGGCGCTCGATCCGTTCCAAATTAAATAAACCCAAATGAAATAAGCCTGCCCGTTGTTCGGGATGCCGAGCGTTCCGCCCGCCGGTGCGGTGATCGCCAAGGTAGAAGTCACGCTACGAACAGTGTAGCCATAAGTTCCGGTCAGAGTCGAAAAATAAACTGGGCTGCTAGAAGTGGGAGCCGATGATCCGTTACTCTGAGTTAGGGTGACGGTCAGCGCATTAGAAGCTATCGAAAGCGAGAGGCCTGCGTTCGATAAAGAGTTTAAGTCATTCGGAGTCGAGGTTCCTCCGCTCGCTGCTTGCCAAGAAGGAGCCGAACTCGATCCGTTCGACGTGAGAACGTAACCGCTCGTGCCGATTGCTAGGCGCGTAGGCGCGCCAGAAGTTCCACCGTAAATTAAATCGTTTGCGGTAGTCATCGGGTTCGACATCAGGGTAGAAGAAGACGAAGGCAGCGACCAAGTCTTCGTCGTGTCGGTCGAGACCAGTGCGTCAGCCTGTTGGTTACGAGTCGAGCCCGCGTAAGCGAGCACGCTCATTAACATCGCTATTATGAAAAACAGTTTACGCATGCAAAAAACTCCCTAAAAATTATCTACGAGAAATTTCGTTCCAGAAGGAACCGTCCCAAACTAGCGTAAGCGCGCTGTATTGGCCAGCGACCCAGTTACCGTTGAGATGCAGCGTTGAACCAGACAAGCTGGCCGTATCTTGAAGCGTTACTGTGTTGGTCGCGCTGTAGCCAATGAGCGTAAGCTGTTGACCGGTAGCCGTGCCGTTCGTGATTGACGGCGTTGCTGTGATCGTAACTGCAGAAGTGTTGCCCGTGATCCACAAAATGTTGTTGTAGCCAAGACCGGTTACGTTGATGGCCGTACCAGCAACTTCACCCTGTGGCGAAGAACCGCTCGTACCACCCAAAAACGGTGCGTTGCCGGCAGGCGCCGTGCTCGTCCAAGTCGTACCGTTTGATGTCAGCACGTTGCCGCTTGTTCCAGGGGCCACGGTCGTAACAGCCGAAGTACCAGCACCAAGCACAACACCGCCCGAAGACAATGAAGTAGCGCCGGTACCGCCCTGAGCTACTGAAAGCGCAGTGGTCAATCCAGACAATGAAGTGATGTCAGAGTTAGCGCCCGAAGCCGCCGCGCCCAAGCCGGTTCTTGCCGTTGCTTGAGTTGTGCCGCCCGTACCGCCGTTTGCGACGGCGAGTGATCCACTGACCGCTGCAGATTGGTTCAACTGTACAGCTCCAAATGCCGGCGTACCACCAGATCCAGCCTGTAAGCATTGGTACTGGGAACCAGCCGCGGTTACCCCCACTGCGCTCGTTCCGTTGCCGAAAGGGATGCCGTTCGTGGTGAGCGTCGCTACGCCGGTACCGCCGTTCGCGACACCTACTTGGCCGGTGAGGGCCGAGCTTGCTGGGATGTTCGTCAACGTGTTCGTCGAACCGCTGATCGATTTGTTCGTGAGCGTGTCAGTCGTAGCCCGACCAACGATCGTGTCAGCGGTCGTCGGTAGCGTTAAAACAACGCCCGTGTTCGTGACCGTCACACCGTCGAGAACGCGGTTCGTGCCCGCGTATACACTTGTAGACAACAGCAATGAAGCGACAACCGCCCACGCTGTTAAGACCTTTTGCTTCATACTTATCTCCTTGATTGTTCTGACCACACAGTCCCATTCCAGATTAGATTGAGAGTAGCGTTGTCGGTTATATTTGCCGTTCCGTTCAACGAAAGCCCATTACCATTCGAGAAAATTGGGTAATTACTTGAGGATGTACCCATGATAACGAGCTCTTGGCCGACAACGGTGCCGGCAGTGATCTGTGGGTTGGCCGTAACATTCACGGCGCCCGAAGAGGTTTTGACGATATATAACTGACGTTGCTGCGAAGTAGAGGATATTCCAGAAGAAGAAACGACCACCGGCGATCCGGTTGAGCCGTAGACCGTGTAAGCGCCCGTGCCGCCACCACCGCCGCCGGTGCTGATCAGCGACCAGTTCGTGCTCGTGCCATTGTCCATTTTCACATAGGCGTTGCCGCTCGAACCGTATTGGAGATAGAGAGAACCCGCGGGCGCATTGACCGCCACCGATTGCGGGCTTGTTGAACCCGCCAAGATGTTCACGAAACCATTCAATGAAGCGCCGGGCTTCAGCAGCTTGACGACGTTGCCGTTGAAGATCGCCGCCGGGCCAGCTTTCGCGGGCTCACAAGAAAAGATCGTGTGAACCACGAAGATGATCAGAGCAAATAGAATGTACGGTCTTAATTTATCCATCCGCCACTCCTATTGCTGATAAAAATTGATCACTATTTCACCCTCGGTGGGCGCCGTTACATACGGCTGTAGGGTCAGCCTCGTTTCGACCGCCAAGAACAGCGGCAACTTGCCGTTACCCCCTGGCGTGATCAAAATGTATTGTTGCTCCTGGCCGACGGCTCCAACGCCGAGGCGCATGGTTTCGCCGCCTGAATCGAAAATCTCTACGAGTTGGCAGGTTTGCGGTAGTGAGGCAAGAAGCTCGGTCCAAGTTGAAGGGTCAGTGACCAATTCGCTGTAGTCCGCCCTAACGCTGTAAATAGGCACTGCGATGTCATCGCACATCTAACCCTCCCGATCTTTCTTGTATTCATCCCAGGTACTCAACATAGAATTATACTGTGTGTCGCACATGGCAAGAAACTCTTGGTCTTGAAACTTGGCCCAGGCCAAACGTATCTGTGCAACTGCGCGCGCCATCGCCGATTTACCGGCCAAAAAGATGCCCAACTGCAATATAGCGATAACTAGCTCACTTATCGCACTCAACTGTGCTCCCACCGAGATTATCAAACAGGACTTGGCACTTGGTCAGTTTTTCGCCAGCGTCCCGGTTGTACCCCTTGTTTAGAACGATCACGAACAAATAGCCGATCGAATCGTAGAACGTGCCGTCGCGGTTCAAGGTCTTCGTCAAAATCTGAATCGGCCCGTCGTAAACTCTGCTGAAGGTTTTGTCGGAGAAAATGTCAGAGTATTTTATCTTCATCGTCGGCGAAGTGGCCTGCACGTTGATCAACTTCGCCCCGGCCCTTATCCGAATGTTCGTGGCCATAGAAGTCGGACCCCAAGGGTAAACGAGCGTTATTTGCTCATTGTCCATTGGCGCGCCATCGACGAACCTGCAAACCTGATAGCCGCGGCCCAGATTACCCTCGCACCCGCTAACAACTAAAGTGGCGTCACTGGCTTGAACCGCAGTGATTCCATCAAATTTGGTAGGGAGGCCCTGACAGCTCACCAGGGCCACAGAGAATAGCAGTAGAATGCCGCGGTAACCCCGCCCAGAGAAAATCATGTTTTGGTTGGGGCGGTTGTCGCACTTGAGCTGACTGCCATTTTTGCCGCAACCACCGGGAGCTTAATGCCCGACAAATAATCGACGGCAAAACAAACTGTCTTATAAAATTTCGATGCCTCTACGTTCGAGAGAACCTTGATCGCGTTGGCGTTGCCACTGGCTTGCACACCGGCTTCAAGAACGGCCATCGCCGGTTTGAAAATTGTGCGGAGCACGGTCATTGCTGTGACCAAACACGCGAGGTTCGGGTGGGTGGCGATGTAACCCATTAAAAGATCTAGCATGGCTTTTCTCCTTGTTTCTGGTTTTAATTCGATGTTAACAGTATCGGTGAATGGGACAAATACTTAAGCCAAAACGTCTAGTGGATAAGGCCTTGCTGGCAGAGATCAGAGGCATGCCTTGCGTCGTTTGTCGCGCCAAGCCACCTTCAGACCCGTGTCATATTAAGTCGCGGGGAGCGGGCGGCGGCGACGCCAGAGAAAACCTGTTGCCGATGTGCCGAGAACACCACACGATGCAACATGCGAAAGGACACGTCTTCATGGTAAGAAAATTCCCCCCCTACAGATTCGCCTTAGAGCGCCGCGGTTGGGTTGTCGAAAATGACAACTTAGTTTTTACGAGATCGAATCAGGAGCATGTCCCGTGATAGCTCTTGAACTGTGGAGCGCATCCCTTTCATTTCGTCTCGCACTTCACTTGAAAATGCTCTCACCTGAGTCGCCAGAGCAGAGATTGACTCAGACTGCGCATTGTATCTTAGGTATGATTTCTCAAGGGCCAAAGTTGCCGTCTGAATTTTATTTGTGTGTTCTGTGGTTACTTTCTTCAATTCACCTATTGAATCATTGATCGCGTTGATCTCTTTAACCCGGTATTCGTTTTTTAGTCGCGCGTTCTCTTGGTCTTTCTTAGCGTAGATGCCGATCAGCCAGCGTGCGCCGCCGATGAGCGCGCCAACCGCGCCCCCGGCCAGAGTTAGAATACCTAGCCAATCTCCAATGCTAAACATCAGTAGTACTCCATGATGAAGATGTACCCGGAACCTCCAGAGCCGCCCGCGCCCGACTGTCCACCAACGCCGCCAGATCCTACGCTATATGCGTAAGTTGAGCCTGCGGGGTTAACGACCAACGCCCGAACGTAGCCACCGCAAGAACCGCCCGTACCTGCAACGATAGAACCGCTGTTGATACCCTGACCGCCACCTCCCGATCCGTAGGAACCGGCATAAGCAGCCGATCCGTTTGAAAGGCCACCAGCGCCGCCAGAGCCCCAAGGCCCCACGCAACCGACACCACCAGAAAGGCGGTTGTAGCTGTAAGCCGAGGCGCTGAACTCAGTTCCGCGGCCCCCGGTAATGTTCAAAATTTGCGATACAGTAGCGCTTGTCGTCAGAGTATTTGTACCCCCCGCGCCAGCCGCCGATTCACCGTTGCCGCCGTTGGCCGAAGCGCCGCCAGCGGATAAAAAGCCACCAAACGTAGTAGCCGTGCCTCCCGTGGGTGAGGTTCCACCGTTACTATTACCCGACCCACCACCGCCGCCACCTACGGCATCGATGATGAAATAAGAAACGCCGTTCGGAGGGGTGTAGGTTCCGCTACCGGAGCTGAAAATAGTAACGGTAGGCGTGTGACGGGCCTGGCCTATTGAACGCCAAACGGTACCGTCCGAGATGATAGTCATCGTTTGGAGCGGCGTCGTCATCGTCGGGTTGGTGATGCCGTCAACCGTACCGCTGAGGATTACCGAGTTGCTGGTTGAGTCTATTTTTTCAAATATGATTTTCTTACCGGAGTTGCCAGAACTCGCGGGCAGCGTCATTGTCGCCGTGCCGGTCGAAGCGTTCGCGAGAACAACGTCGTCCGTCAGTTGAACAGAGTAGGTGCCAGCAACGCTCGTGACCTGCGAGTTCGGTGTCGAGTTCGGGATGGAGAAAAACGTCGAGCCATCGTTTGAGAATTGGATGGCACCGGCGGTCTCGTTCCAGCGAATCTGCGGCCTGTTGGTGGCGTTACGGTTGAATGTCACAGATTTGTTGCTGTTAACCTTGGCGCCAATCGTCAGATTGCTTGAGGCGACGACCGCGAAGGCAGACTGGGATAATAATCCCAACAACAATATGGAGATTATATATTTTATCATACTACACCACCCTATATCCTGTGCCAACGGAGCGAACTTTGAGTGTCGCCCATTGATCGGTTAAATCCCAAGAGGCCTGACCCGAAATTAAATCAGAACCTTGCGCGGCCACCGTTACGGTGTTCACGTTATCGACCTTACAAAAAGTGAAATCTTGGCCCGGAACAGTTTCGGCCAACGGCAATTCGACTGTGAAAGAAGCGGCAGTTCCATCAAGGTCAACGTGATCCTGTTGGGCGGTAATAGTTCCGGCCGCCGTCAAATAATCTACGTTGTGAACTGGTGCGGGCGCTACGCTCGGCTGAGTCCAGTCGAACATCGCCGAAGTCAGCGCCGTGGTGCCGGCCGGAATCTGGAGACCAGCGACAACGATATCATTCGCCATCGGAGTTGGATAAACCGGGTTCGCAGCGGGTGTACCGTTCAAGGCCACAAGCTCGTAGGTGAGACCTTCGTGAAGAGGTACGTTCGTGAGCGGCGAGTCCGGCTCCGGTATCTGAGTCATGTCGGTCAACGTCGGCCGCAAAACTATCAGAGTCGCGCAGGGGTTGCCGATAGGTTCCGCTACCGCCACTGTTCCGGCCTGAACCGAAACGACACGGCCATAAGAATCAATCGCGACACCGGCGCCGACAGCCACAAGAAGACCGCCGCCTGCCGAAGGCAAACAACCTTGGAGTATGGATTGATTGCCGCCCGATCTGGCCAAAGCCGTCGCGCGCATCTCGCTCTGCAACCAAAGCTGAAGGTTCGCAAAGTCATTCGGAGCCCAGAGGTAATCCTGGTAGAAGTTAAATTCTCGTATGTCCGTTGCGTAGTTCATTGGCTCCTCCTAGGTAGTCAATCCACGATAACCAGTTGTTTGGCTTTGGTCCACGGTGATGCAGTTTACATTGCTGAATTGGTCTACATTGTTCACTGTATTCACAAGGCCAAAGTCACTCAAGTTCAAATTGTCCCGTATTAGGTGCGCTGATCGCGCGGGTTCTGCCTGGCTCAGTTGTTCGTCGATGGTTTGATATAGCTCCGTGCTGAGGCTTAGGCCGAAGATTCTTACCTCGTACCCGAAGGCATTATTCGCCCGGCGCATTACATCGGCGTAGGCGTACTTGCCGAGTTTAGAAGAGGTGCCGAGTAGCCCTTGGCCCAGGCGCCATTGAAGGTTCGCGACAAAAGTGTACCAAGTCGAAATATCGACGCCGGAGAGGGTGTCGTAGTGATCGCCGTTCAACCACGTGTCCGTTCCAAGCGCCTGCTCTCCAAGCTTCCATCCTGGGAACACATTGTTTCGCGCCCAAATTTGCGCGAACGTGCCTGGCGGCAAAAGCCCAACAACACCGGTCAACAACTGCCATTGAGTGAGGTTAGGTTTTGAGCGAATTTTGTTTATGACGGCGTTGCGCTTCTGTGTGAGCGTGGTGTTGCCGGGGAACAATTTGCCAAAGCACTTCTGAACCCAGTCGTCGATCTGATCGTTCGCCGTTTGTGGGAAGATGTTGTCATAAACTTTGCTCATATTGCAGTAGAGCTGGTTCATCACATAGGCTTTGGCGTAAATAGAAGAACTCGAATAATAATCAGGGTAGCTCTGCGTATTCGGGTAGGCGTCCGGCGGCAGTTCGCGGTTGAGAAGTTTGTAGATCTGATCAGTATTCAAAAAAGTTGCCATCAGAAAGAAACCACGTTTATGTTGCCAGGGTTGATGATCTCAAGCGGACCAACCAGGCGGTTGACCCCAGTCGCCGATAGATTTGCCACCGCCCTGTCGGCCAAAATTTGAGCGTAGGTTCCAGTATTGTATGGCTCCGCAGAAAGGCCGTCATCAAGCACCTGCTCAATTTCTGAAGCAAGAACGTAGCCCTTGCCCGTGGCCGGGTTAAGTCGGCCGCCCGGTGGAGTTTTATAGAGGGCCCGCGAAACCTCACGCGCCACGAGAGCGTCTTGCGTGAGGCCTGTGTTTGGCTCGATGGTGCTGCCGTTGCCGGTGACGTATTGAACCTGAACGGTCACATCTTGAAGCGCGATGTTCGGCCCTGATACGTAAACATTGTCGGTTTCGACCTGCACAGAATCCACATATTCCTGCACGGTATTTATCAGATCTTGGGATGGCGTTTGAACTATGGCTTCGCCGTTGTTCAGGGCAGTGTCGATGTCAGTGGTTCCGGCGGTGATCACGAGGCCAATCGTGCCGAGACCGTAAAGATATCGAACCGCCACCGCGCTCGTGACAGAAGCACTGGCTTCGGTGGCGTAATTTTCGTAATCGTTGGTGGTGCCGCCCGCCGGTGGTTGTTGAATACGATTCAGAATAGCCGCGGCAGCTTGATCGTCGGTTTCTGGGTCAGTGCCGTCGCCGATATCGCCAGAAGCGACACAAGAAGAATTCAGACCCTGAACAGAAACAGTAAACGTGGCGCCCGAAAGAAGGTTTTGGTCTTGGCCAGTGAGCACCGATTGAACAGGTATCAGCGCCGTCGCGCCGGTTAAGGTCACATCAGATGTCGAAAGATAAGTGTTGCCGTTCGGGGTGTAGGTAAATTGCGTGCCAGCGGGGACGTCGGTGCCGACGGTTCCGGTGACGAGAATGTTGCCCTTTGAGGCTGTTCCTGGGTTGAAGTCACGATTGAAGTAGGTCATCAAGTGGGCCGCTAGGGCCGTGTGACGAGCCGACTGAGGGAACGCATCGTTAGAAACTTGCTGTTGGTCGGCATAAGCGCCAGAAATTACACCGCCGACTACTCGCGAGCGAATCCACCAGTCAGAGTCTTGTTTTGAAATATCGACCTCTGGCTTCAACGTCTTGAGGATCGTTAAATAGGTGTCGCCAACTTGGGAAGGTGTCTGAAAGTTCAATGCCATGTCACAATCCTAAGCTATCAAACGCCTGGACTTCAACCTCTCCGGTGGCGTCAGTGATTTGTGTGGTCAAAACTATCCCTTCTCGGTCATTTTCGGTCACATCGGCCTGTATTGAAGACGCCCGACCATCGTCCACCAAAGGTTGAAGGGCTTTGACGGTCATGTTTTCTATGCGCTGGTTGCCGTTGATGGCCGGTCGCTTCTTTAGAGTGTAGTAATCGGAGCCGTACTTTGAATCTGGCGCGTACATCCACTGAAGACGCGAGATCTTCAAGCGAAAGTAAGCTGGCACGTTCAAACTGTTGGTCTGATCGGGCTGCCCGTTGTTGTTCACATAATCTCCGGTTGATGGGTCAATGTTCCAAGATTGCATTATTCGATCTCCCCTACGGCTGTCACGGCGCCGCCCGCGCCCTCGCCGCTGTCTACGGTGCCGGTCGAATTCACGACCGCGTTCGATTGAATGTAGGCCACGATTCCTTCACAAAAGGCCGTCAAAATATCGTCGCGCAAAAAGGTGATGTCGCCTTGCCCGGTTTGCGAAGCCAGCTCTACGAGTTGCGCCTTTACCGACGCGGCCATGCCGCTACCGCTCATGCTCACGCGAACCTCCCTTCGTCAGAAGCCAAGATCATATCGTTGTCTAGGTAATCGGACTGCGCCTCGGTGAAGGTTTCAGCGTTCAGCGGCGGCGAAGTCTCATAACCAAGGTTACCCTCGTGCGTGTGCGCTACGATGGCCTGTATGACCGCGATCAAAAACGCTTTCAAAGTTTCGCCGACGACCATGTGCTCAAGAATGTCGCCCTTGCCAACGTAGATGTCGCCGTTCTGAACCCTTACCTGATAGCCGCCAACTGAGTATTGAACCGACTCACCGACGTCAACCTGCGGGGCCGCGGCGTCGCGATGGCCAAGAACCAACTTGTTGCCGGCGTGTGCGCCCTGCTGCGCGGTGACCTGAAGTGTGCCGACCGGCGCTCGTGAAGCGAATCCATATGGGAACGAAACCGGGCGAGCCGAAATTGTCGGGTGCCCAGGGTAGAGGTTCGCAATATCCTCCGTGGTCATGGTCGTGTTACCGGCCTCACCCGAAGTGATGATGTTGAGCTGCCGCGCGATTTCACGGCTTATCATTCTCTTCATCTCTGCGTCCAAAACTCCCCCTCAAGGTGCGTAGAAAACTTTCGCATCTGCAACGATTGCAGTTTGCGGGCAGAAGAACAACCGGCTTCTTTGGCTGCCCTGCTCATCCAAAAAATACTCAACTTCGTAAAGGTACATGTCTTGATCTATGTTATCGGCGTCGTACTGGATTCGATAAACCTGGTCTGGCATGTACGGCAACAGGCTGTCGTTGTAGTGGCCAGCGACCTGAATTTGAACCTGAACTTCTTTGATGTTGGCGCGCGCCAGTTCTCTTTTCGCCATGGCTTGAAGCAAATTCGCTCCCCCAGCCGTGGTCTTCTTCTGCTGGCTCGCGTTCTGCTGCGCCACCGTCATTTCGTTTACGGCCGCAAGATCCTGTGGCGAATCGCCCTGGGGTGATGAGTAAACAAGCGCCTTTGGCACCCGGTGTCCGTAGCGGTAGAGTCTCTGCGGCCCAGGAGAACCGTTGCAAATTGCATTCTGTTTTACCGAAGCGCGGTCCTGCACGATTTCTTGCCCATTCCACAGCGGCACGATCACGTTCGGGATCTGCGTCGAAGCGCGAACTGAGCGAATTGAAAGCACGTTGGTCTTTCGAGCAGCGGCCTTCATATAGAGAGTGCCCATGTTGCCGTTGATGGTGCCGTACATGTCGGGCCGACCTATCTTAAGGGTGCCGTCTCCGAGCATCCAGAAATAAATATCAAGGGCCTCGCAGTAACGCTGCATCGAAGCCAACTTCGTCTCTCCGGGCTGGGTAGCGAACAAATATGGCTTGGCCGGAGCGAACTGCGTGACCAAATGAGCAGGGTTGATTCGCGTGTCTTGGCAAAGAATTTTAGCAACGAGCTGAACCGTCGCATTGCCGCTGTAGAAGGGAGCGCTGTTTATGTTAACCGCGTCTTGATCCTCCCACTGGCCGAGAAAATTTCTGCCGGTGATATGGAGCGTTGTGCCCATATTGGCGTCAGTTTCTACCTCGGTTTGGTCAATGATGCCGCTGCCGAGCGGTAAACCGTTGGCCTTCAGAGCGAAAATATCACCCTCTTGCGAATGCGGTACTATCGGGTTCGACGTCGGATCGTAGTGAACCTGACAACTGAACTCATCCACCGGCGACAAGATCGAAGATTTGAAGCTGTACGAAATGAACTTCGCTACAGAAACCTCGGTGCCGGGCGACTCCAGAGAATACGAAGACAAGGTCACCGGCGGCAGGCGCCCATACCTTTCTAGGTATTTCAAAACCGCGCCAGCACCCGGTTGGGTGAACGGCGTGGTGTTTGATCTCGGCGTCGTGAATGCGCTCATGTCAAAGCCACCTGCAGCACTGTGCCTTTCGGTATGAGGTTGGCCGAATCTAGCTGCGGGTTTGTGTACATGATCTGGATGCCCTCGTCAGGGCTCAGGCCGTTTTCAAAGGCCACTTCGCGTATGCTCATATCCCAAGGCGTGGTGTATTGAACGTACTGGGCCTGCGAAGTCTTCTTACCAGCGTCGAAGGCATCTTGCATGTCGTTGGCGGTGCCGCGCAGGTCGATGATGTTTTGGTAAAAGGTGAGAGCGCCCTGCCCGTTGTTGGCGTTCTCCATCATTTCAATGGTTGAGGCGAGCTGCTGACGGGCGAGGTTAATGTTCTTAAATAGCTGTTCGACCTGAAGGGCCGTCGCAGCAGAGGAGTTCAAAACGGATTGCGGAACGCTCTGAAGAGGGTCGTCGGGGGACACCGCAATCGTTGTTGAGTTTGAAACGATTTGACCGCTTGAGTTCAACACCCCACCAGACTGCGTCGGTGAAATACCAGGGACATTGTTCCCCGAGTTGAACGTAGTATTCATCTGGCCGGTGAGTGCAGAGAAAGCGGCCTGATACGACTTTATCCCCGCTACTATTTGGTTCCGAAGAGATGTTGCAAATTGGTAAGCCCCCTGAACGGCGTTAATCGCGTTCTCTATCGTCACGAATGATTGTGAAAGCTTCGATATCAATGTGGGTGCTGATTTGTCGACGTTGTCGGTGGCCAGGGAGATCGCATCGAAAGAGTGCTCCGCCATCGTGAGGCGAATCGCCACGGCCTTTCGCTCATCGCTCTTGTGCGTGAGCTCGTAGTCTTCCATTTTGCAAACGATCTCGCCGCGCACCGGGTGGACCAGAGTGCCTGGAACAGGCTCGTTGAGAATCGTCATTAGCGTGTTGAATGCGTTCAGGTAGTTGTTGCCGAAGATCACGATGTCGAGTGTGAACGTCTCGGCTTTTCGCCCCATGTCTTCGGTTAGTTGGCCGTCAACATAGGCGTAGGTGAACTTAGCAAGTCTTCTACCGCCGGAGTCCGAGATCTGAGATAGCGCGCCGTCGTAGTCCGCGGCAGATTCAAAGATGTGAAACTGGGCGATGTTCGACGGGTTTATGCCGCTCTTGTAGGCGGCCTCGTCGATGATCCAATCGGTTATGCCACGACCAGTGAAGGTCTGCAAAATACTCGCGCCGAAGGAGTCTGTCGCCCTGGCGAAGTCGGCCGCGTTGTTTAGGTCAAATTTACCCATTAGCCGCTACCTCCGCGCGATGGCTTATCGCTTTGGCGCAAGTTAGGAGTTTTAGTTTCGATGTAGACCTTGTTCGTCTTCCCAGATCTATCGGTGCCGGACATCATTCCGCCCATCCACTTATCAAGTTTATCGAAGCCAGCTACTATAGCATCCCCCATGCCCCCGCCCATTTGCTTGTCGGCCCAGTTGACGCCTTCGCCTATGGCTAAACCGCCGGTGAGAGCGGCGCCGACCATGCCAGCTTTGCCGAGCATACCCATGCCTCCAGCCGCTGCGAGAGGGCTGTTGTTGCCGCCGATCTGATCTGCGTTGACCACGAAAACGTCTTGAACTTTTTCGCCAGTGGCTTCTTCAAAGGCCTTCTTCTTCATCTCGCCGCCGATGAGCCCGGTGATGCCCTTCAGACCACCGCCCGCCATCAACGCGGCAATAGTTGCCCCGCCAGCGACAACCCCGAAAGAACCAGCCTTCGAGCTCGCGGCGCCAGACATCATATCGGTGACCTTCTGCATGGCCGTACCAACGCCTGGAATCGACTGAAGCGTGCCGGTGACATTCGATATCGCGCCCTTGAAGCTCTCAACGAACCCACGGCTGTCTTTGTATGCCTGCTCTGTGTCGCGCGTCGCGCCTTCTAGGGTGCCGAGCGTTTGGGTGACCCTATCGGTCTGCTCCGCCAAGCGCACCAGCCCTTCGGCCTCCTCGTCGCTCAGGCCCGCAGTCTTGAGCCCGGCGCGCGCGCCCATGCCGCCCCGTGAACCGACCTCTTTGACGAACTTCATCAGCGAGTTCATGTCGAGGTTGCCCTTCTTGTCGAACGGGTGGAACCCCTGGGCTTCGAGCCCCATGCGCTGGATCTTGTCCATCGAGAACAGCTTAGAGATGGCCTGCGTAGCGCCGGGGCCAGCCGTGGTCGCGACCGCCGCCATCTGGGCCATGAACTTCGGCCCCACCTTCTTGCGCAGATCCTGCGGCATTTTAGAGAAGATCTCATCCATCGCACCGAGGATCTCGGATGCGCCCTTGCCAGTGGTCTTCACAGCCGCGGTGACTTCGCCCATCAGGGCCTTTTGCGAACCAACGTCGTTCACGTCTTTGCCCTGCGCTCTGAGCACAGAACCCAACTGCCCGGCCACCTGTTTGGTGTTGCCGCGCTCGCCGGACATCGAAGCCAACTCAACGGCCCCTTTGGTCATGCTCAATATAGCGTTTTGGTCTTTCAAACCCAGGCCCGACAAGCCCTCAAGCGCCTTCGCTGCCTCTTCTGAGCTGGCGCCGATCTCACCCAGCCCCTTCGTCATCAGGGCGTGAAACGAACCGAAGTCTTTCTGAGCTATGCCGAACGAAGTGCCCAAACGGCGTATGGTGTCCGAAAGGTCTATGGCGTCGCCAACGGCCCCCGAAAACATCGAAGAGAGCTTCATCGCGCCCTGGAGCGAGTTTAGCGACATCAGGGCTTTGAAGTCAGAATATAGCGAGCTGGCCATGCGCCGGAGTAGGGCGCCGGTTTGTTTTATCTTGGTTTCAGCCTTCTTGGTCGAGTTCTCAAGGGTCTCGTTGGTTTTTTTACCAAGCTGTTGGATAGTCTTCTGGCTCTGTTCCCCTTGATCGCGGAACTTTTTAAGGCTCTTAAGAATCTGATCAAGCTCTGCCCGCCCGACCAGTACGACTTCGTTGGACACCTTTGAACTCCACTTTTATAGTCCCACTCACAATCGAATGGACGAGCCACCACATCAGTTGACCATCGGTGAAACGTCTTTGGTCAGCAAGTAGTTGACCAGATTGACCAGTTGCCCAAAAGATAACTCGGTCAGTTGTGAGAGCATATCCTGCGGAGGATTTTTTTTTAGAGCCTCAACAGTGTTTTGGAGAATCTCAACGGATGTCTTCTCAAGAGATGGGTTCACGCGCGTGCAGATCGCCTGCCACTCTTGATAAACGTACATCAGTTCATCGTTCGTCATTTTGTCTAGGATCAGGTTCGTCAGCTTCGCCGGTTCTTTCGAGTCGAACGGCCTTGAAGCGCGGATCAAAATCTCTTTCGCCAGCGCCAGGTCTTCTTGGATCTTCGAGCGGCGGTTGGCCGGCAGGTCTTCCATGAACTCGGCAACGTCGTGATAGCATTCGACCCACTCGTTGTTCGACAGCGGTCTCAGGCTCACGCTAAATCCACGCAGTTTTACAGGGAAGAAGTAGTCAACCCCGGCCCTCATTTTTTCGAGTTCCGGCAGGAGAGAAGCTCTCTCTTTTTGCAAATGTCACCTCCAGGTTTACAGTCCTATATTAAATAGGGCTGAATTCCCGACGGAGTCAACAAGTCTGATCGCGCCGAAGTTGAAGGTGGTTTTCACCTCTTCGCCCACGCCGCCAGCGTTGTCTTCAACGTCTTTGAGGAATAGATCTGTGGCCACGAAAATTTCGGCACCACATCTAAAGGTCATTTGCACGTCGTTTGATTCGTAATCGATTTCTTCAAATTTAGGTCGGGCCAGTTGGTTCTCAAGGGCGATCGCGCAGGTGATGTCGATGTCCTTGTTCCCCTGAACGAACCCACGGTTGAAGCCGTCGTTGGTCATCGAAGGCACAACCTTGGCGTTCTGGTTCTGCTTCAACGAAGCCGACTGAACATCCGCAATGGAGGCGCCGTTCACGCTGATGAACGCTCTGTCTGCATATTTTGTAGCCAAGGTATCCTCCTAATTAAATGCTCAATGAATCGTATTGGGTTGTAGCCACCGTATTGTTCGCGATGATGTGCAATCCAGGGATCACATTCACCGGCGTCAACACGTTGAAGCGGCTGCGGTCGATGCTGTCGCGCTCGACGATGAACTGTTTCGCCAACTGGTCGACGGCTTGGAACATGTTGTTCTTCTCGAACAACTTCGCCAACCGAATCACTTCGGCCAGGATGTTCTCGGCGCTGTTCAGCGAAGCCTTGATCGTCGTCATGTCGGGCTGGCTGAAGCGCGTCCACAAAGTGCGGCGCCAGTAGTACAGAACTTGAAAGTCTTGAGCATCGTAGTAGGCCGTTACCGTCGGGCCGCTGCCGTTCTGGGTCAGGCGCGCGGTCACCGTTCTTACGAAGGCAACGGTGCCATTCGCGAGAACTTTGAGCGGTGTCCAACCAGCTTGCAGAGCCGTTTCAGATTCAAGGCCATAGCCCACGGTCACATAATCAGAACCGAGGTAAGGCGGGTTCACGCCGGGGATGCTTACGCCATCTACCGGGTTGAACGGAACGCCTTGGGCTGCCAAACGGCAAGCTGCCGCCGCGGCCATTTCACCGAGGGTGTAAGCCGGTGCGTTCGGGCCGCTCGTAGTTGAGTCGGGCATCCAAACGGGCATCAAAAATTGAGTGTCGTATTTGTACAGATTGCCAGGGCTCGATGTGTTGCGGTTGAACACCACACCGATTGAACCGAATTGGCTGTTGTCCACGCGCGAAGCCGCGCTCATCGCAGCGAGTTCGGCCTGTAGAGCCTTGGTCAGAGTTTGGTTCATGCCGTCGTACGGGCTGACCACGAACTCAGCTTCGATTCGGTCGATCGCTTCGAGAGAGCCCGGAACTGTGTTGTAAGGCACACCCCAATCAGGGTCAGTTGAAGCCAGGGGCACAATCGTGATCGGAACGTAGTTGCCGGTGTCCGAGTTGGCGTTGATACCAGCGACCACCATGTCTAGCAGTTCGCAATCGCCGCCGAGTAAGGGCGTGAGTTCAGTAACGACAGCAACGGGGTCGGCGTAGTTCACAACGTCGTAGGGTTCATAAACGCCAGAAGCCGGAATGCCAGAAGCCGCGTGACCAATCATCGTCACATTTTGCGTTGCTGCTGGTGGGCTTGTTTGGGGGGCGAAGTTGATCTCAGAAGGGCGCGCCGGTGTTCTCTGCTGAGGTAAGTTACTGATCATTTTCGTTCTCCCCTATCTTGGTTTGCATGCCAAGTGACACTTCGGTCGTTTCGTTATCGTCCTTGAGCCCGTTGATCGTAGCGACAATCGACTCAAGGTTGCCAAGCACTGCCTCGAAGGGACTGTCCTTCGTGCGGTCGGTGGCTTCCAGATAATCGTCCCATATCCTTAAATCGAGCCTAAAGTTTATGGTGATCTGAGTCAACGGAACCCAGTTCTCTTCCCATTCAAAGCCCAGGCTTTTATTCACGGTGAAGCGCTTACCGAGCTCGTTTAGACCTGGAACGGCGTTATTCAGCCTGTCGAAGAAGGTCGGGCGGCGAAACTGCTGCAATAGGGCCGAAGACAATGTGTCTTGAATCTGTTGCGTCTCATTACGGCGCAATGACGCAGGTAGGATAATATCGGCCTTGATGTCGCCCTCGACAAACCAACTCTCAAACTCTTTGGTGAAGTCGTCGTTATACATTCGTAGCGCCGGCAACTGCCGGATCGAGTAATCCATGCGCTTATAGTGGTCGATGTTGTCGGCGAAAATGGACTTCCATTGCTTCACTTCTTTGAGCTGATCGGCCATCTGCCGCACCAAAAACTCAGCGGGTGAATTTATAAAAGGCGTGTTCTTGTTCGGCTGCCCCTCTGGAACCTTGGGGTAGTCGATCTTGTCGAGGCGATCAATCACCGGCACTCAGCACCTCGGAGATGTAGTTGGCCAGCGTCTCTGAAAACTCAGTCGCATCTTGCTCGGTTATCTCATCCATTGACCTACCGGGTATGCGAACCGATTTGCGGAAGATCACATTCTGCTCTTCGCCGAGCGAGTTCTGAACCGTTTTGGTCTTCATTCCGGCGGCAGCATCCGTGGCCTTTTTACCACTCGGCATCGGGATCATCAGGGCTTGCGCATTTGTGGGGCGCATAACTCCACCCGACATATGCGCGGTGCCGTCGTTCATCAGGCGCGCGTAGTAAAGCGTCGTGCCGATCTGAACTTCGTTGTTCATGATTCTCAAAATGCCATTAGGGGAGTGACCGGGCTTGCGGCCATTGTTGGTTGGCGCCCATGACTTGCGCAGCTCACCGCTGTCTTGCAGGGGGCGGCCTTGGCGAAACACCGGGTCGGCCCACTTCTTCTTGCCGTTGTCGGCCCCGTCTTTGTCGAACATCATCGAGCGGTTGGTCTGCATCGTGGCAGCCATCACACCCATGATGTCTCGTTCGTGCTTTTTGAATATCTCGTCGAGCTTGGGGATCGTTAAATCGAGTTTAATCATGGCGCGAGTCAAACCCGTTGAAGAAGTCCTCGCCCGCGTCGTCTATCTGGCCGGTGGCGTAGTCCGTATGCCCGCGGTGGACCATTACCCCGCCAACGTAGCCATCATCTGCCGCCGTGTTGAAATAGTTGAGCTTCAAGAACGGGAGCGGCGGGTAGCTGAACTGCTTGGTGTCTTCTTTGTCTTTCGGGCGCTTCAAGAGCCCGCTGTCGCCGGTGATCATCTTCGAGTAGCGCGCCTCAAGGTTCTTCGAGTACTTGGCCGCGTCTACGACCGTGCCTGATCCGAAGTCAGTCTCAAGAATGCGAATGACCGACTGTAGCTCCGCCAGGGTGCGAATGATGTTCTTGGTCGGACGATCTGGCAGGTCTGAGAACTTGCCGGTGGTGGCGTGCTGGAGTGGTGAGGCGTAGCGTGGCGAGAGATCCTGCTCGACTTGGCCCTCGGCTTCGTCAATCAGGCGGTTGGCGAGTTGCCGTGTCATACGGCCCTCGTTCTTCTCCTCGCTCAAATCGGGGTCTTCAAGTTTTACCTTGCCCTTCAATCGAGCGAAGACGTCAGCTATGGTTGTGTACTGAGGCATGAGTCCCCTTTAGGCGACGCGCTCTGCCCTCGCGATTTTTTTACGCTGTAAGGGGTTTGCGCTATCTTCCATCAACGGGCCGATCTCAGGCATGTAGCCGTAGAACGGATGATAGCCAGCGAATTTGCGGTCACAGAAATTTTTGGCTTCAGATTCGGTCAGAAGGACGATCTCATTCGGGCGCACGGTGCGGGTCTTCTTGCCCTCAACGATGTCGAATTCACGGATGCACTTAACCTTTACAGTTCGCTCCTCGGCAACTTCAGGCACCGGCAACGCCGCTTTGCTTTCGAGTTGGGCGAGAGTTTGGGGTTGAACTTCTTTGGGTGCTTTGGGTGCTTTTTTCGACTTGGCCACGAGATCCTCCAGTTAAAAAAAGAGGTAGTAATACATTACTACCCCTCATCTTGTTTCAGAATAGCTTAGTTGCCAGCGTATGAGGCCAGAACGCTCGCTGTCAACACGTCAAAGCTACGTTGCAAGTTCACGCCGCCGTACACACCTGCGATGAGGTCCATGAACGGGTTAGCGGGACCGCCACGTGTTCCCGAGGCCAAGTTATCGTCAATGACGAAGAACTTACCGAAGCCTGGAGCTTCAACTGAACCGGTAGCCAAGTGCGCGCCTTGCACGAACTCGCCAATCTTGTCACCGCCGGGCAACGATGTCTCGAACCAGATCGCTCCGTCAGGAATGAAGTAGTTCGCGTTGCTGACTGTGAGCTGACCAGCCACCGAAGTGCCACCGATCGAGGTCGGTTGACCTGCGGCGTTTGATTCGGTTTGGTACCAGCCTTCGTACACTTCTACGGGAGGCGCACCAGGGATCGCGAACTTGATCACCTTGTTCAGGTCGAAGTCGCTCAATACTTGGTTCGCACCGATGCTCGAAATGAACGAACGGGTGTTGGCGTTATCAATGAACCAACGAGCGGTGTTCGGGTTCATGATAGCGCGTTGAATTTTATATTTACGGAACTGAGCAAAACCGCCCATCGTCCAATAACGGAAGTCACGCAGCGGGTTGGCGGCGTCGTTCGTGTTGATGCCGTCAAGCGACCACTCTGCACCAAGCGGCACAGCCAGGTTGAAGTTCGGAATACCGTACGAGAACGTCGCACCCATCCAAGTGAACGAACCTTGGAAGATCGCGTCCCAACGCAATTTTTCGATTCGGGCTTCGAGACGGCGGTTTAGGCGGTCCGAATCCTGGTCGATATATTGCTTGATGCCGCGCTTGGTGGTGTCGGTCTTACCGAGTTCACGCAGCCAAAGGATCTTGGGTTCGTCGTAATGGATTGCTTCCTTCCACTCAGGCGAGATGAACTCTTGCACGCGAGTGCCGAAGCTTTGGATGTACAACGGCTGTGTACCGGGCACGTGTTGGTTCGTCAAACCACCACTCGCTTCGATCACTTCGTTGCGGACTTTGCGCACAGGCAAGCTCACGCTTGGGATGTACTTGGAGCCCATGTAAGTCGTCGGGTCATTGACGATCTCTCGGATCAGCTTTTGAATAATCGCTGTCTGCTCGTCGGTTATGAATTCATTCGTCATCTGTTCCCTCCGCTTAGAACTTTAAGATTTGAACGCCATCCGAAGCCGTGTAGCTGCGGGCGCCCAAGTTTGTAATCGCATTTGCATCCAAACCAATGAGGTTGCCCTGGAACAATTCGCCAGAGAAAATCCCACGGCCAACAAGCGTTGTCGAGAGGCCAAGGTCGGCGATGCTCTCCATCAACACGCAAGCTGCTGTTCCAAGTCCAGAGGCGCCACCGTTTTGGTAGGCCTGGAAGTAACCGCTGACGGTGTTCTTCGCGAGAACTTGACCGGCGATGTAGTCATTGCCTACCGCAAGCAGTCGAACACCCGCAAGAGAGGCCAAATGACGATTCTTCGCAATGATTTGCGGGTAGTCTTTGCGAAATATCTGGTTATTAATTTCTGCGTCTAAATTCATCTTGGCCTCCTAATTAAACCAATTCTTCAGCTTTAATACCGAACACGGGGCTCACCAGCGTTATGACCTCAGTAAGCTCAGTCTGCATCTTCTTCATGCCGTCTGCAAGTGCCGACATTTCGTGGTCCGTATCTGGTCCAACGGGCATGCCCTCTTCAGACATGCGCGAAGCCAGATGCTTGCGAAGGTGTTCTTTGGCTTCGTCGTGCTTGCCGGCGTCCATCAAACCCTTCATTTCAGCGAACAATTTCTCGTGGTCAACGTCGCCCGCCGGTGGTTCGCCACCCGGCACTTCGTTGGCGAAAGCGGCCATTCTGTTCAGTTCTTTCTCAAGAACGTCGAGTTCGGCCAACCGTTTCAAGGCTTCGGGACGTTTCGACTCCATATTGAGTCTAGTTTCAAGCTCAAGGCGCTCCATACCTAATTGAGTCAGCTGCTTTTTGCTCACTGAGCTCAAGCTGGCTGCCTTGCGGGTGCCAACCAAGCCCACGTCGATGACCGGTTCACGGCCTTCGTACGTTTTGAGCGTTGCATCAATGACCTCTTGGGTAGAAGCCGCCAATTTGGCTAAATCGATTTTCTTAACTTCTGCCGGGGTGATCTTCGCGTCTCCTCGGAGTTTGGCGAGTCGTGTGTTGATCGCCACTTTCTTGCGCGCCAACTCGATGTTGTTGTGGTGCGCGCGCATGTCTTTCGACAACTTGATGACCTTCTCTTTTTGCTCTTTGAGACCGGCCATTCGCTTCATCTCGGCTTCTTTGTTCTTGGCCTCCTCTTCGGCGAGCTTGCTCATGCGAGCGTCTTCGTCCGCGGCCATCTTTTTGCAATCTTCATCGGCGAGGGCTGCGAGATGCTCTTCTGCTGCCTCTTCAGACATTTTCTTTTCGTCCATGAGGTGCTTTTTGCATTTGGCGTACATCTCGGCTTTTTCTTTTACTTCTTTATATGGCATTGGAGCCCCCATTTTGGTTTTGTGATCTGGATTCTTTTTGAGAAAAGTATCGATGGCCTTCTTTGCGGCCGCAACTGCCGAAGCCTCAGACTCAAGGATGCCTGATTGGCCAACGGCCTCCCAGTACCACTGACCGGCTTCGTCTTTATATGTGACGATGTCGCAGCCCTTGTATTCTTGGGTGTTTGGAGCGGCTGCCATTCTCGCCTTGCGCATTCGGCTCAAAAGCGAAGCATCGGCGGCAGCGGGGAACGGCGTAACAGTCAGTTCGCTCAAAGTGTGATTCTCAAGGTCGGCACCCATGGACACGTGCGACCAGCGACCGTCTTTTACGCGTTCAATGTTTTCAGCGCCAAGAAATCGGGCCGTCCCGAACATCGCCTTAACCATCGGTTTGCCATCTGGTTGGTACTCACCAACGGTGAGATCGCCAACGAGGCGGCCTACGGTGTCGCGAGCACTAACTGAATGGTCAAGTTGTACAGGTGGCATCTTGCTGAGATCGTGTTCTCCAGAGGCCAATCGGGATAGCTTTGCAAGTTTGGAGTTATGATTAGATACCAGCTTATCAATATCTTCATCTTTGATCTCGACGGGTCCGTCCATTGACTCGAACTTACCGCAGTAGACCATCATCACTTTTTTGTCGAAGTGCCCCTGCTCGGTGACTTCGCCACCGGCTTGCATCGCGCCGACTGCTGGGTCTTCAGATAATAGTCGAACGTGTTTAGGCACTGGCTCTCCAACCTTCAGGCAGCGGGTGACAGATGTTGTTCTCTCTTCTCAAGCTCAAGTCCTCGATAAGTTTCAAGTGCCGCGGGTTGTATATGGTCAGCGGTGTGAACTCTGACCTACAGTACCAATGACAACTCGGACGCTCCTTCTTTGTCAACGGGTGATCCTTTTTGTAGACCAAACCGTGTCGCCCGCGCTTGCCACCTCTAACCCTGTCCGTACACCATTTTGTGGTGCCCTGGTCCCGTATTGCAAGAAATAAATACCCCCAAACCCCGTCCACCTGGTCGTATATCTCGGTTCTGGTGGCGTTATAATAGTTCGTGGTCTCTGTCCGTACGATAACCTTTGCCCGCGAAGTAGCCACATCGGCAGCATCTCTGATCTTTACAATGACCTGCTCTTTGGTGGAATCCTCGCCCGCCCGGTAGTCTTCGGAATATCGGCGCCAAACTTTCTGGACCTTATCGAGATATTTGGACTGGATCTTCTTAGCCTGCTGGTTCAAACCCTTGGGCATTACCCCGGTTCTCCGCCACCTATCGTATATTTTGCGCACCTCGGCAAGGGAGCGTGGTATCCGCGGCTTGGCCATTCGCTTTTCTTTGTCGATCACCTGCAGTTCTTCGGTCGCGGATTCGGCGGCGCTACCGACAACCTCGAAGTAGTGCTTTAGAATGAACTCTTGGAATATCTTTTTTCTTACCTTTGGCTCTTTGCCTTCGGCTACTTGTTGTATGAAGTCGTCGGCCACCTGTGAACCGAGATCTTTCATCGATCGGTCCCATCGCATTTCGAGAATGTCTTGCTTCTTTGCGAGACGCACGAGCATACGCGCGTGATCCGCCCCAAGGATCTTGGCGGCGAATCTGATGTTTCTTTTATTTACCGGCATGGTACAACAATAGTATGAAGCACCTCGTTATAGGCAAGGGCAATTTGGGTATGGACATCAAACTGGCGGCTGAAGCTGCCGGCGACACCGTACACATGCTGACGCGCTCTGATAAGAGCTGGCCGATCTCCGCGCGCGAGCTGCTTCTGATCAAACCAGATTACTGCTGGGCTACTGCTGGCCACGGATCAATAGAAGCGTGCGCAAAAGACCCCCAAGGAGCCTTTGAAACCCACGTAAATCTTCCACTATTTCTCCTGAAGTACTGCTCACCCGAAACGAAGATCGGGCTGTTCTCAACTGATTACATCGCAGATGAGCATGAGCAGGATGATCCGAACAAAATAACGAAGAAGCCAGGCTCTATATACGCACTGACAAAGGCCTGCATGGAGCAGTCGGTAAAGATGATCGATCGACCAAATGTTTCGGTGTTTCGTGTGTCGACTCTCTATGGTGTTCATTATCCGTTGAAGACGTTCCCGGGGAAGCTGTTATCCAAATATAACACACCTGGCGTGGTAAAGTTGCCACAAAACCACGTCACCCCGACCTCAACGAAGTGGATCGCCGAAACAATTATCGGTTCAACACCAATACTCTTCAGCGCCGTCGGGCCACAGTTCCACAACTGCGCGGCCAGCAATGGCACATCAGTAATGAACTTCGGACGAAAGATCTTGGGCGAAGGTTACCAGCTCGAATCAAGAGGCATGGATTGGGATCGACCGGCTTATTCTCAAATTGGTTGCAGCTTTACGCAGGCGCCGACATGGGAGCAGATGTGGTTGGCCACTGAAAAGGACTTCGCACAATGGCGACAAGGTCTCGCCGGTGCTGGATCGGATTCACCATCACCATAGCGCCCTTCGCGTAAGCGATCTCCGCGGTCGTGCAGGTGTGATCACCATGGGCCGCTTCGAGCATCAATCCGTAACCGAGACAAATACCCACATGGCTGATACCGTCAAGGCCGGTGCCAAAGAAAGCCAGATCACAGAGATCGGCGGATTGGACGTTAGTAACAGGAGCGCCCTGACCAACAAGGTAATTGTGGATGCCCTGGGCGTTGAATCGTTGAGGGAATGTACATCCAGCATTTTTGAAGGCAGCTTCTGTGAGACCTGAGCAGTCATAGCCGTGAGGCCCGCTTCCGCCCCAAATATACGGTAGCCCGTTGTAGTGAATTAGGTTGATCAGAAACAGTTCTCTGCTGAGAGTTGATTGCATGTAAATTAGCCTCACATATCGCCCGGTATATATCAATCTTAGATTCTGGTGGCGAGTGCCAGATCCAAGTGCCTCGCTCAAAATATATAGGAGGGTAATCTGCAAGGTCTGGATAGGCTTTAGCCCAAACTTCAAGGCGTTCCGCAAAATGGTCGACAGCTTCTTCAAAACCCCAGTAAATCTCGTCTCGGTCATGGGCGCACGTGAGCCAGTGCTGCATCAGTCGCCAGAGATGTCGCTCGTACCGACTGACTCTGCCGGGTTCTCGTTCATTTCTTCAGGGGTCTTCGGCTTCGGCATCGGTGCCGGATTAGGGTCGGTGCCGTTGGCCGGATCTGATTGCGATTGGCCATCGTCGTTTTGATTGGCCTTCTGGATGTCTTCAGAGACTTCTTTGGCTTTGCGGCCCTTGTCGTTGGGGTCTTTGGGTGCGGTTGGTAACGGCATCGGGGCCTCCTTTAATGGGTTTCTCTGTCGCGCGATAAATCGAATGACTTGTTCTTACTGTGAAGCGGGTTGCACTCGCAAGGCATTCCGGCGCCGCCGCACTCGTACTGGCCCGAAGGCTTCTGCACGATGTGGCCATCGCCCCCGTTCCACTTAACGGTTGGGTGGTTTTCGCACACCAACCCTTCGCCGTGACAGATGTTGCACTTCGGGTTCGCGCTGTCTATTTCGTGAATCGACTTCATCCGTTTGGTCCTTTTTGAGGTTCATATTGTTTAAGTAGTTCACGGCACCGTGCCACAATGTGGAGCCACTCAGTGCCAGTAGGATAACCACGTGTCCGATCAAGCTCCAGAACAAATCTCGCGAACTCATTTCTTGCCCAATCGGCTCCGCAGCAGAACGCCGTGTGCAAGCTCGTCTCATCGACATGATAAGCCGCTTCATTTCTGATCCTTCGCCAAGATAGCTTGTTGAAAATTAGCAGCAAGATTATTTGCCCCCGGCTGCCGTGAGCTCAAGCTCGTTGAGGCTCTGCCACTTACGGTAGATCTTCTTCGCGACGATGTGATCGCTCTTGTTGATTATGCCGTCCGACCACTCCTTCACCCAATGCCAGGTGAGAACGGTGTGGAGCGTGCCTCTGTCGTGAACCCACAACTCCCACTTGCCGCCGAGAATGCGGCGAGCCCAATCGAAGTCAGTGAAGAACGCGCGCAGCAGTATTTGGATGATGCCCTTTGGTTCAACGTGGTTCTCAATAAACTTGTGAATTTTGTCGGTGTCCATCAGTGTCTCCTCTTTTCGCAAAAGTTTGTTATCTTCGGGTTCATATAGTGCATATCGCAGCAAAGGCAAAAGCCGTCTTCAAACACATGGGCATCTGGGCACTCGCAGCATCCGGCGATCTCTCCGGCCTCGTCAGTCAGCATGAAGTAGGGGCCATTCCACCCGCACCGCGGGCAAGCCAATAGGTTTGGTTTGGCCTCGTCTTGTGACATCACAGCGGCTCCCTCAACGGCGGCAGTTTTTCAACTAGGTATTCGGGGCCTTGGTCAAAGTGGCGTAGCCGATGACCGAACATGTTTGCGTTTGCCTGGAGGCTTTCGTCTTTCATCGCGCGGTAGGCGCTCTTGTCGCCGACATCCCATCCGAGATGCTGTGACTTGAGCTTCGGGTGGTAAAAAGATTTATACCCCGCTCGGTTCACGCGCTCGTTGAAGTCGGAGTCCTCGATGCCATATGGGCCGTAGCCTTCGTGGAACAGACCCAGCAGGTCGATCAGTGAACGGTGTAAAATCCATGATCCGAAAACTCGGTTCAACACGGGCGTCAGAAACCCGGCGCTCACTCCCCCAACTGATGAAACAGGTGGAATCTGACCATGCCCCCAATCGAAGCCGCAGATCCCCGGTTGTTGCACTCGATCCAAATACCACAACGCCTCCTTGAGCCAGTTTTCAGGCATCTCGATATCGTTGCCCAATATGCAGATCACATCGCCAGTAGATCGCAGAAACAATTGGTTGAAAGCCTTATTGATGCCCTCGTTCTTGCTGTTAACCCGGTGATAGGCCGTGCGTGTGGCGAAGTACTCTACGATGCGCCGGTCTTGTGAACCGTTGTCGGCCACCATAACTTCTATCTCAACGCCCGCGGACTTGGCGCGCTCAAGGTTCTTCTCAAACACCTTCTTCGTGAGCTCGTAGCGGTCAATCGTGAGCATCAGGATCGAAGCTTTTACTGTTTGCACAGGCACCTGTCTTCGCCGAAGATCGTCATGTATGGGTTCGGCTCGCGGTTGCTTGCAGCCTTACAGCTTGCGGTGCACTCAGCCAGAAACGCATCGTGCTTCTTGAGGTTCTCAGGTGTTGGTTCAGGGGCGCACGCCATTACGGCCGCAATCGAGCAGATCACAATAACTATAGGCACCGAAATAAAACGTCGAAAGCTCATATCGTCATTCATCTATCACCTCAAGCACAGCAAAGTCGGCAGAAAGGTTGGTGTCAATAAATTCTTTCGCGGTGGCCCAGGTATCGAATCGCCAAGCGTTGGATCTCAGCGAGGTGAACATCGTTTCGACGTTCGTTCTACTGACGTAGATCACCTGGCTTAGGTAAATCTTTTTCTTCTGGTTGTACGCTAGATAAATCACTGGTCCCTCTTATGAGTTTGGTCCACAGCTCAAAAATACTCTTACCCTCAGGCGGCATGACCTCCATCACTCGCTTGTAGGAGCCCATTTGGCTTTCGGCCAGAGCCTCGTATAGTTTGAACAGGGACAATCTTGATTCGGTGACAGCCCCACCGCGCAACATGCCATTGAAGTTCAAGTGCTTCGGTTTACAGGGGCTACCGTAGGCGGTCATAAATGGTGGCATGCTCTTCGTGACGACCGCACCCATGCCGATCATCGCGTAGCTGCCGATGCACCGGCGCTGGTGAATAACCGCCCCGAGGCCGATGTTGGCTTTGTCCATTACGACAGAGTGCCCACCGATTACCACGTTGCAGCTGATGGTCGCATCGTGCATTACTAGGGAGTCGTGTCCGGCATGTGAACCGCGCAGCATCCAGACCCCGTCTTGGATGGTGGTGGTGTGAGTAGTCCCTCGATTAATGGTGACAAACTCCTTAACCACAACGCCGTTGCCAATAAGAACACCGTGATTACCAGGAGCAAAGTGGAGTCCTTTATGTTCCGGCGGCGAGCCAATTGAACAATGACCCTCGAAACGGCAATTGTCGCCAATAACCACGCAAGCAGAAATATATGTAAACGGTCCAAAGTGGTTGTTGTGCCCAATTACTGCGCCTTCTTCGATATAAGCTGTTTGATGAACCCGGTTGCTTGGGTGGATATTAGTCTTTTGCACCTTGGCCCCCTTCATCATCATCGTCTGAATCATCGTCTTCGTCACCCAAACCGTCGTCGGGTTTTGGTATGGGTTTATCAACTGCCTTGAATCCAGCGATGTCTCTCACCCGGTTAAGGTCGTCGAGGTTGTTCATATCGATCGCGCCGGCAGTGATCGCCTGCTCTACGCAAGCCATCTCTTTCTCGCGCTCCTCTTGGCTCAGTTCACGGTCCAAGAAGTCGCCGAGGCCGTCCTTCTCCCAAATCTCTTTCGGGTAGTTGTAGGCAATGATCTCTCGCACCAACTGGCGCTTCGCAACTTGCTTGAAGCCGCCGAGCCAGCCATCCAGAATTTTATCGAAAGTCTTTGCGTGCTCTTGGCCCAATGAGTAGCTGCCGGCACCGTCGCCAGATGAGAACACCAGGCTCGGTATGAGCAGAGCGCGCATTATTCTGGTATCGAGCCAGTTCAATACCGCGATGAAGTCGTTGGCGTTCGATTGCTGCTGTACGAAGTCGTGCTCTACGAATTGGCCCTTCTTACCGGGCATGATGAGAACGGTGTCGTTGTGGACCATCTTCACTGCGTCTTTGACGGCGTTCATCGCGCGCACACCCATAGGCACTGTGGGGTCGACTGGCATGTTCGGGTTGGTCTTGTTGAAGTCTATGAAAGTAGCCGTCGGATCAACGTACCAAACCGAGAGAGGCGTCGCCTTGCGGTCGAGCGCCACTGAGAGCATTTGCATGACAGCATCTTTGAGTACCCAGTGCTTGTAAGCTCTACGCAGCAGCGAACGTCCGTATGGAGAACCAAACTTACCCTGGGCATCGAAAGAGTAATGGATACATTTTCTGACGGGAATACGAATCGAAAGGTAACTGAAAATATTCGGAGACCTAAGAGGGAACGGGTAATCTCCGAGCTTCGCGTAAATGTCAGGTCTGCCGCTGTTAGGTGACAGATTTGGAGCGCCGCTTTGAAAACCAAAGAGGTAAGCAACCCCTGCCCCAAATAGAGCGGGGTTATAGTTGCGTTGGTATTGGAGGATGCCGTCATAAGTGAGTTCTCCAGTTCTGTCGGTCTCGAACAGCAACGTGCCGGGGGGCATCTGCACGATCTTTTTGATCACGAAGCCTTTTTCGGTGTTTGCCCAAACCTTCTCGCCGACGCTGAAACCTGCCCAAGAAGCCGAGAGGATCTCCTTAACCACGTTGGTCCAACCACCGTCGATCTCATCAAGCACCGAGTTCACGAACTCAGCGATCTCAGTGTTCGGGTGGGTATAGCGCCCAAGGCGGGCCGCCAAGCATGTCGTCAAAAAGTCCACACCTGAGCCGATGGTCTCATCGGTGTCGATCATCCGCTTGAACGTCTCAACCGAAACCGTCGACGGGTTCTGAATGAACTTATAGACCTGGTTGTAGAGCGCCGGGATGCTCGTACCACGCTGCAATAACAGATCGTTAAAGGATTTGATCTCCACATGCCGGGCGTAAAGCATCTCATCGAGGTCGCGCTGTTCGTCGAAGATGTCATCGAAGTTGGTGGCGAGGCCAGCATCAGGGTTCGGGGCTGCTGAGAGTTGGGCGAGCTTCTCGGCCTTCTCTTTGGCGATAACCATCTTGGCCATCTCTTCGCCGGTGTTCACTGATATGGGCATGAAAGGTAGGTCGCCGTTTGGCATCTGTAAACTCCCTGGTTCGTTCGTTTATAGTAGACGACAGGGTTGGGCGAAAGGGCAAGTAAAACGGGAGAGTTGATAGCCCTCCGTCCATGGTGGGCATCTCTCCCACCACGATTATAACACTTCTTCTCTAGGTCACTAGCGTCGAAACTGGTTTTTGCAGTATTGGCGAGGGCTTAAGAAACTCCTGCGCCCTGTTGTCGAAAGCCTCGGCGAAAGCGAACGCCTTGCGAACGGCGTCTTCTGGCTTCTGCTTCACATCGGCCTTCACCACATCAAGAAAGATGCTGCCGGCCAACTGAACGGTCTGAAGTTTGTCGGCCATGATCGGGGGCATCTGCGAGCTGTTCGGGTTCGGCTTCATCGGCGACCGCCTTTCGGCGCCTTCGTGGGCTTCTTGCCGAGCTGCTGATCTTTTGAAAACGGTCGGAACTGTCCCGGTGGCACGAACTTCACGTCACTTTTTTTATCAGCGATGAGTTTTGTTTTTTTAGAAGCCACCTTCTCTGCTTTCTCGTTAGCCATATCCATTCTCCTGCTTGTTCATCCCAGGCAACTGGGGGTTTTTCGTTAGGGTGCAATTTGTTCTTCGCCCAAGTGGCCAGCCAATCCTTCTTCTGATTGAGAAAGGTTTCGAGCATGGCCTGCTTTACGGCGTCGATTTCACGTGGGGGTTGGGCCACTTTTCATTCCGCGTGTGTGTTCTTTGACCTTGTTGGCCAGAACTTTGTGGTGCTCACCGAGCCAGAGCTTCGCCTCTTGAAGCTTGGTCAGCACGAGTGCGGCCTCTCTCGTCTTGGCTTCTTCGCCCGCGACATCAATACACTTCTGAATCATTTCTGCTAGTGAGTTCATTGGGTACCTCCATTGAGGTCATCAGACAAATGTTGCCTCTTAAAAGCAACAAAAATATGGCGAGCCGGTATCGAGTAGGGATTGTTTACGGCTTGCGCCAACCCTGATTCTAGCCGGACTCGCCACACACCGATATAACACCTGGAGGTAGCCATATCAGAAGCTCGATCATATGTGGCCGCCGGTCTCTGTGACAAGCGGAGATGGTATCGAACCAGGCAAAAATGTGTGGTAAGCCGGGGGGAACAATTTGAAGGCCGCGTATCCTGCGCCGTCTGATGCGTGGGTGCGGTTCAGGTCGCCCATGTTGTCGAGCCTCTCGGTCCTAGCGAACGGCAGCGGCTTCCAACCGACGATCTTCACGTCTGAGTGAAAGTGTGGGCACGCGATTGGGTCGTAAGTCATGTGGGTTTCGCCAACTGCGTTCTTCGCCAGGCGGTTCATGTTCTCAACGCGGTACTTCACCCGCGGGTTGGCCTGGTCGGCGTCGATAGTGAACTGAGCTCGGGCGGCGTAAAGCACCTCTGCCATCTGGGCATAGTCATGCCGTCCGGCGTTCGAGGTCGTGCCACGGTTGCCTGAGCTGTCACCGAAGATGCGGTAATGGAACCCAGGGTATCGGTCCACGAGCATCATAGTCATGGCCTCGGTTGAGGTCTCCGAAGCACTGATCTCCCCGAACCAGTGAATCTGCTTGCCCTCCGCGCCTCCAACCTGCCCTATCATCCACACGCACGGGGCGGGGGCGTAGTTGAAGTCGCAGCCCACGATCAGCGGGTGTGTCTTGACCGGGTATCTAGCGCCCCAAGGTGCCACGGCCTTCTCGTTCCACGGCCCGAACGAGTAATATGCACGGCCACCACGCACGTTTACATGCAGGGCGTCCAGCTCCTGCATCGCCATCAGCTCTGAGTAGGTCTCTCTGAGCGTTTGGTAATAGTCCATTGATATGATGCCCCGGCGTACTGACTCTATGGTTGGGACGTGCATCGAGCCGTATAAGCTTTGCCCGTGGCGGCATTGAACGAATCTCTTATAGCACCAGTCTTCTCCGTTCGTGGTCGAAGTGATCAGCCCGCGCCTGAAGTGCATGCTCTCCCGCATCCGGCTCATTATGACGTCGTGGGTGTTTTCGGGGGTGTCGCGCGTCTCATCCAGCCAGTACCAGGAGAACTCCGTACCGCGCAGGGGGTTCGGGGCGCTCATGATCCGCGTGAAGGCGTGGGTCCAGATCTTCGGGTTCTTCTTGGTGCGGACGCTGATGATGTTCTTGTAGGTCTTGAACTTTTTCGGCTGGTTTGGGGGCCGCTGGTCTATCACGTAGTCGTAGCCGTACTCGTCGAGCCAGTAGATCATCTCGCGCATCGACACCTGTGAGAGCTGATCGTGGTTGTTCGCGCCGATCATGCCGGTTAGTTCAGGTTCGAGCTCCATGCACTCAAGCGCAAAGTGCACGCCCGTAAAGGTTTTGCCGACGGCCACTCCCCCCAGAAATGCGAAGTGCTCGTGGCGGCGGTGGATGGCTGCGGCCTGGTACGACTTCAGGTCTGCCATTACTTGGGCTCAACTTTCTTGGCCGGCAGAGCGGGCCGGTCGATCCACTCGTCAAACCACTGTTGAAAGTCTTCTGGGCGGACTTCGCTCTTGCCCTCGATCGTGATGCGGTGGCCGTTCGTGGTGCCGTCGGCATGATCGGGCGGGTTCATCTCGTCGTTCGAGAGTTCAAGGTGGCTCACCGCCCACTTGTCGAGCATCAGCGCCTTCATCTTGGCCTCGGTGACGTCCTTCATGCCCTTCAGGAGCATAGAGATTTCTGTCATAGAAACCTTGGCGAGTGGGTTGGGCTTGGGTTTGCCGGATTTAAGATCCTCTTCGTATTGCTTCGATTTGAGGTAATCGGTGTAGGCCTTGTAGTCCGAGCCGACTTGCCCCATCTTGGCTTCGGCTATTGAGAGCCCCATGTCGATTGCTTTGGGGTAGCGGTCAAGGGTCTCAATGATGGCGTGGGTCCATTTGAAACGTCGCTCGAAGATCAACCCCGACAAAATGTCGGTCTGCTTCTCCGACAAGATACGGCGCTTTTCTTCTTGCCAGGTCTTCACGGGGAACCGCGCGCGCGACTGCAACGCGTGCCAGCCACGCTCTTCCGCGAATCGAGTCCAATCCATGTGGGGGCTTTCTAGGTATTGTTCTCTGATCTTGTCGCGGTCGTGCAGCTCACGGTCTGTGACCTTCTTGGGTTTGGACGTCTTTTTGGACATCTATTTAGAAGTCTATGGCTGCTGGTAATCGTCGACGAGCCCCCGCAGGCATTCGCGGATGAAGGCACCCACTGTCGTGCCGTGGCGTTCGCATATCTCTCCAGCTTCGATGACGAGTTGGGTGGGCGCGCGGAACCCGTGGGTCTTCATCGCTTCTGATTGGGGCTCAGATCCGGCCTTTGCTAGGGCCTCGTGCACATTGGTCAGTTTCATTTCTTGTTCCATGTATAACCTCCCGTATAACTTTAATGTTATACGATCATCGGCCAAAACTGGTCAAAATGAACAGTTTTTTATTCCTTTTTAAGGAATAACTATACACCTTGTATGGATGCGGCTGGTCGAGAATTACCTTAATAGGTATTTTTTCGACCTCAAATGAGGGGCCAAAAATATGACTGCCCCAATGGGTCAATAGTAATTACTACTATCAAAATTGAGAGCTCAATCTCTCATTTTTGTAAGGGTGCGAAAACTTAGCAGTATTTACTAAGAATGCCGAGGGTCTCGCGGAACTGAATGTAGGTTGGGTTCGAGGTTATGATGACCTTCACTTCGATTTGGGCATCGCCGTCTGGCAGGTTCGCGGTGTCGTCTGGCTGGAGCGTGAACTGCGCCTTGCCGAGAACGGGGTTGCCGACGATAACCACATCACCCACAACAATATCCACACCCACCGCCGTCGCCGAGCAAGCCGCCGGGTTGACGCCGTCGTAGGTCGCCGTGATCTGAGTTGCGCTGTCGACCGTCAGAACCTCAAGGCCGCTTGTGAATCCCGGGCAATTCAGAGGGTCGCCGACTTCGATGTCAGAGGTGTCGGGTATGTTGGTTATTTGGCCAACTCCCTGCGTGGTGTTGCCGTTGGTGTTCAAGAGCTTCTTGTTTACGGTCACTCCCCCGCTTGTGATGCAGAAGTTCACTTCAACGAAAGACGTGAAGTCAACTGGGTCACCTGTCGATTCGTATTTCAAGCGCGCGAGGATCGTTTTCGGTGAGCCCTGCACTACTGGTTTGAGTCTTCCCATCAGATCCCCCTAAGTGATTTCATCGAGTTCGTCGAAAAGCGTGCCGCTAATCTGCTCGATGCCGACGTTGCCGGTGTTCAGCAGCGCGGCCTCCAACTCGGTGAGAGTCTGACGCAAATTGAGCGGGTCGAATACGATCATGTCCGTGTCCGGCAGATAATCAGGGCTGTACATGGTGAGGCCGGAGTCCGTGTAAACAGCCATCTCAGTGGCGTAGGCGTTGTTAGTATTGAAACTGCATACAGCTCCGTAGGTCGGGCTGTTGCTGTCGATCGGCAGAGCCTGGATCGTCGCGCCTTCTTGTGACCAAGTGCCGGCGACGTTCACGAACTTCTTCAGGCCGATGTTCGGGTACTGCTGCACGAGTGAAACCGCGACCGGGAACAATGTCGGATCGGTGGTGTACGCCCGGCTGCCAGGCAAGTAGTTGTCGGTGTCGTATTCAGTGAACGTCAGATCAGTGTAAACGGCGAATTCTATTACGAAGCAGCCAATTGCTGGAGGGGTCCAAACCGCCATGTAGCTCTGCGAACCGGCGTAAAGGGGTGTCATCTGGGTGACGCCGCCGAGCCGTGTCCAACCAGAACCGTTCCACTGCGACACCTTCATGCCAACCGGCAGGCCTGGAACTTGAAATGTACCCGCGACTGAAATTGGCAAAAGTGTGAACAGAACTGTAGTCATCGAAACCCCTAATTATACGAAGCCACGCGCTCCAGCTTACTGCAAAGAGCCGCGTTCCAAAAGTCCGAAGGCGTGATCGTACTCACACCGAAAACGTGTTTGATCTTAAATGATTTCTTGAACTCCGGCGAAGCGAGCGATGCCGCCTGGTACGCGTAGCGAGAGCAAAACTCTTTGTCGACCGCCTTCATATCGATGAAGTCGTAGTCATAAGCGTCGCCGAGTTTGGATTTCAAAAACACTAGAGCGGGCTCTGGGGCAGTTATCGGCGTGGCCAACCGGCATATACCGACGTAATCTTTCTTCAGCATCCACTCGTGAATTTCGATCTTTCGCACGCCCTTGGTAGATGCCTCATACACCCAACCGCCGTGAAACACAGCGATGTGCTTGAAGAAACCGGGTATCAGCCAGTTGGATAGTTCAAAGCAACGGCGAGAGCACATCAGGTCAAAGTCTTTGAGTTTAGTGAGCGCGTCCTTCACGTCTTCATAGTCGATCTGGCACTCTGGTATGCAGATCTTCGCGATCAGCCACTCGGGTACAACCATGCAAGCGCAAAAAAAGCGGATGAACTTCTTCAACATCAATATTTTGCCTTATGGAGGTCCCAGTTCATGATGACGTTGGGAGCGACCGTGCCGGTTGAAGTGTAAACCAATCTTAGATAAAGGCCCGCCGGAACTTTTGCCGGGTAGGGGCTGTCTTCGTCAAACTGTTGCTCTTGATCGTCCACCAAGCCCCAGTTGGTAATGAACTGAGCGAGCACAAGGTTGGCGCCGAAGCCGAGCACGTTGTTAACATCGACTACTTGCAGGCAAACGGTGTCGCCGAAGTTCGCGTTCTTCACGCGGAGCTTGCCGCCGGTAACGAACACGTCATCAGTCATGGCCAAGTCGATGTTTTGATTCGCCTGCCCCGCGGTCAATAGCTTCTGAACGCCGATGCCATCGAACAAAACGCAGTCGCGCGTGAAGTCTTCGAGTTTCTTTGCAATGAACGTACTGTTTTGCATTTTATCTCCCTATGGGCCCGTGCAATTTATTTCTGAGTAGCCGTATGTGATACCGGAACCAGCAGCCGAATCGTAGATCCTTGAATATTTCGACCCAAGGTTGTTGAACATCGTGGTGAAAGCGCCCGCGCCCGAAGGTGTAATCGTGATCGAGGTGTTCGCCCAGTTCGTGCCATCGCCTGAAGTCTGCAATAGAACTGTTGGGTTGGTGGTCGCTGCCGAAGAGTAGTAAGTCAACTGACCGGTAGTGCACCCCTCTGTGTACCAAGTAATGCCGCTCGAACCAATTGTCGAAGGCACAAGCGTACGATCGAAAAGGTTGTAGTGAACTCCGGCAGCAACGCCAGAACCGACACGGTTGAGTGTCATCGTGAAGCTCGGTGTTGTACCGCCGATCACGCAAGACCACTCAAGTTTGTTGCCGCCATATCTCAACAGCGGCGAAACCAGCGGGGCCGAAAGAACGCCGGTGATGCGCTCAAATGTGTAAACAGTTTTCGGGTAGGTCGTACCGCCATCGAGTGATTCCAACAGCGAACAGTCCATCGTCTGAGATGTGCCCGAAGAAGCCGTCACGTTGATCTGACCGGCGTAAGAGATGGCGTTTGAGGCCGGTGCAACTGCAAGAACAAACGTCGCCGTCTTTGCCGTCGAAGTAAGATCTGCGACGTTAGAGTTCGTTGCTAAGTTGTCCGTCGTAACCGTCGTGACAGTCGTTATCGTTCCAGAAGAAACGGTCGTCGCCGGTGAGTTCTGAACCGTAACCGGCAGCGGGTTGTTTTGGTTCTGCGGCTTCACGTTGCCAATCGTGACCGGATTTGAGTTTATGCCTTCGAGCGAAGTCTGCTGAATGGTCCAAGTCGTAGTTGAGGCCGGGGCCGTCGTGCCGTTGAGAACTCGGAATTGAATGTAGAGCGGCGTCGTGCCCACAGGCGTGTTCGCTATACGGCTCGCGCGGTATGTCGTTGGTATCGTGGTGCCCGAGGCAGCCAACTGGTCCATCAATGTGGCGGTTGAGTCTTCAGCAGATATGATGGCTTGGTGCCCCGGAGATGCGGTGGTGTTGATCGTCGCGACAGTTTCGCCAGAGTTCCAACCTTTGTTTTGGGCGTCGAAGTCGGCGTTCGTAGCCGTCGTGCCGGTGTAATAAACGTGGTAATAGTTCCAACCGAAAAGTGAAAGGGTACCTGTTCCGCTTGCCGGCCAACCAGCTACAGTAAACGTCACGTTGTTACCGCTGACAGAGGCGATGGCGTAGCGACCCGGTATGGTCGAAGCCCCCGTGATCACCCCTAGGTTCATGCTCTGGCCGACGTTGGCTGAAGTGAACGGATTGCTTGGGATCGTCACAGTCACCGAAGTGGCCGAGTTGATCGTGTACGCAAGCCCGTCCCCTACGTCATCGACGATCTCCGCGTAGAAGTTGTTGTTCGCGATCCTTTGTGAAAGCGAAGAAAGCTCTTTGAAAATGAAAGATCCGCTAAATGAGCTGTTTGAGCGCACGATGGTTTCTGAGTTGGCCGTCGTGCCCGCGGTCATTATTAGGCTGCCTCCGGCTTGAGAAACCGTTTGGCCAGAACCCGATTCGAGAAGGGTAAAAGCACTGGTGTCTACCCCTGAAGCGATCACGCGAGAGAAGTTTGATATCAATGAAGAGACGCTGCCGATATTCGCAGTGTTTGTGGCTGTCGTGCTCTCCTGCGCCAATTGAAGAGTCTGATTCGTAGTCGTCGCCGCACCATAAGAGCTGGCGGACAAATTAACATTTAGATTTGCCGAAGCATCGCTGGTCGCCTGAACTTGCGTGCCACTGTTATTGAGCCATGCGCCAGCAGAAAGGGCAGCAGAATTTGTTTGGTTGACCGTGGGGTTACCGACCGATGCGCTAGCCGCAATCGTGGTGCTCAATGAACCAGAGGTATAAGTAGTGTAAACAACTTGAAGAGTGGGGCAGCCAGCAGCGCCCTTGAACTTATAGTTGCCGGGAGCCGTGACAGCCGCGCTACTCCAAGTCGTGACTCCAGATATTGCCTGCAAAACAGGTAAGTTGGATGTGACCGAGCCGGGCCAAACGCACTGGATGTTCACCGAACCAACGAATGATCCAACGAGCGATATCTCACCTTCGGTTATGCCGTGAACTGGCTCGGTTACGATTGCTCCAGATGAAGCCATCGTGCCGGTGACGATCAGGTCGTTCGCGGGCGTATTAGATACGACCTTGACGGTCTGATTGCCGTTCGTTTGGTTCGCCAGCATCGTCGTGGTGTTCGATGCCGTGGTAGTTTCTTGGGTTAATTGCGAAGTCTGGTTGGCCGCGGTTGAGGCGCCGGTCGTGTTGGTGGCTATCGTAGCCAAGCTGGTGTTGGCCGTTGTCTGGTTCGCCGAAGTAGATGCCCCGGTTGGCAGCGGTAAAGAAGTTGCCGAAACCGGCAATATTTGATCGCTGGCGACGTTGACTGCCATAGAATTCGCAGTAGTTTTTGCGCCAAGGCTGGCCGGTAGCTGAACCGCCGAAACTGGTTGTGTCGCCTGATAGAAAGTGCCGGTAACCGGCAAAGGGGTCGGCACCGTTACGGGGATCGTGCCGTTGATGTTGACCGTACCGATGTTGTTCGTGCCCGCGGGCAATGGTGAAGCCAAGGCCACCGGCTGCAGCGCGGGGAAGTTGCCCACGTTTACGGAGTCAGTGGTGCTCAAGAGGTTCCATGAACGCGCCACGGTCCAGGTGCCGCTTTGGCTTACTGGTTGAATACTCGGAAAGTTAGAAATCGTTGCGCCGACCGTCCACACACCCGATTGAGATGCGCCAAAAACGCTCGGAAAATTTGTCACCGAAGTGTACCAAGGTGAACCGCTGCTGCCCTGCGAGCCCTGGTTTACGGTCGTCGTACCGCCGCCTGGGTTGGTCACGACCACCTTGAGCGAGTCTGCCGTGTTACCGATCAGGGTTCCGTCGGTCGCACCTTTGATCTTATTGTTCAGAACTGGTGGTGTGTCCGCGTGTGCTGTAGCAAGACCGAGCGCCAAGATGAATGAGAGCAGTCGTTTCATTAAAACCTCGCATTTGTGACTTCAGTAGTAATGGTGAATTATGTCGCCCAAATCGTACAGTAGTATTGTTGTTCGGGTTCTTTTGGACTGGACTTTATAGACGTGGAACTCGAAATGGAGCTCGTCCGGTACTTCGGTCGCGGATTGCACAGCGTCAAACGTCGGCTTCACCACATTGTCGGCGTCTTTGTCGCGCACGGTTCTGTCTAACCTCAACCAATCGGGGCTTTCAAATAATAAAATTGCGGCCGAAACTCCCGTCGGTCTCCAATTGAATCGGTCTTCGCCCATCGCTTCAGCCAAAACCACGCGCCAATCGATCGCGTTGGCCTTCAAACGATGAGACCTCACGCGCCAGCGCCCGGTCCCGTCTTTGAACGCGCCGGGGGTTCCAGGTTTGCAGTATTTGGTGCCGATGTTGTACTGGCTGTTCAGACTCAAGGGGATGCCGTCCACGCGGAACTTCATCTTCTGCCTGCCGTTCTCGGCGGCCATTCGTTCGTAGTATTGAATATTGACCAAGGCGTTTTCAGGCCAAACTATTCCCAGCTCACCGGCGAGCTTCACGCGCATCTTCTGCCGCCATGGTGGGCGCCGGTTCACGCAAGAAGCCTTTCGAGAACTTGCTGGCGTCGCGTGTTTATCACGTCGAGGGCGAAGTGCTTCTTCACATACTGCCAGGCTTCGTTCGTCGTTTTTCGCACGTCGATGCTGCCGGAGCCGACCATCTTGATGGCGTCTTTCAGTTCTTGCTTGTTGCGGTAGTGGATCACTCCGGGGTGCCGCCACTCCTCCCAATCGGGCGCGATGCAAACTGCACCGGCCATGATCGACTCAAGGTAGGCGATGTTGCTTTTCGCCCGGTTGAACTTGCTGTCATGCAGGGGCACGATGCAAGCCGAAGGCGCAATTCGCCAAATGTGCGAGAAGTACTTTTCAATCGGCATGGCGTCCATCACCAACGCCTGCTCGTGCTTCATCTGATCGGTCAAGAACCAAAGGTTGTCTCCGATGAAGTTGAACAACCAATCTGGCATCTCCGCCGCCGCCTCGCGGATCGGCTCTTGGTACTCCATCACGTCTTGGTGGTGGGTGCGTGAACCACGCCAATAGATCATCTTCGCCCGCTCCCCGCATTCGTTTTCGCGGTAGGGCACCATGTCCAGCGGCATCGCGTTCGGCAACACAACAACGTTCGGGTTAAGGTGCACGATCTGCTTCGCGAGAAAGGGGGTCGAAACCGTGACGACGTCGGCGTACTTGATGAAGAACTCGATGTTCTCTTTCACGCCCATGCGGGTGTACTCAAAATAGGCCGGGTTCGAGGTCGGGATCTCTAAGAGCAGGTCGTCGTAATCAACCCAGATCGGGATGTTGCTGACCTTTGTCTCCACCAGAATCTCGCGGTCGGCGGCGCGGTAAGGCCGTTGCATGAACAGGCAAGAGAGCTGCCGAACGTGCGCCCAGTTGAAGCCGCTCATGTAATGGACCATCATATTATGCTGTTTTGCCATCGTGCTCAGTGGGCCCATGCCCCGGTAAAAGCTGATCGTGTCGCTAAATGATGGTGAAGAGTAGCCTATAATTCTCATCTGTCTCTCAATTCTTTGAATCTGATGTCGAGCAGTTGCTCGTCGATGTACCACTCTAATTTCTCTGGGTGGAACTTCAGGGGCGCGCTGGGCGGCAAACCCTTTTCGCGGCAGAACTCGAACCACTGCGCGAGGAACCTTTTATTTTTATCTATGAACTCAGGCGCCTTTTCGTTGGCGATCTTCTTGATCTTGGTGTCAACCAGCGGGCGACCATTCGGGCCGAGGATTACTGACATGTGGTTCATCGCTGCATCCCCCGCGGCAAGTGCAGTTTGCCCGGCGTGACCGGGTTGGGGTCAAGCTCCGTGACGGCGACCGACTCCGTGACGGCCTGCTTGACCGCGTTTCTGATCGTTTCTTGTTTAAGGGGGCTCAGGGGTGGCGGCGGTTCATTGAACAGCGCGTTCTTGCCGCGACCCCGCGGTGGTTTGTTCTCAATCGTTGGGCCTTTTGACTCGAAGTACTTCACCTCAACCGGCCCGTCGATGCGGTGTCTGATCACCGGCGGGCTCATGATCTGGTCGGTTCGGAATTTGAACATGATGTTCTTGCTGTGGGCGGCGTCGTCAGCCGCATCCTTTGAATGCCAATAGCAGTGCCAGCAGAAGAGAAACTGCCCGGCGCAAACTAAACAAAGAAATGTAATCAAAAATGCCATAACTACCTCCAGCCCAGATCAAACCTTCTACTGAACCTCTTGGGCAACATTTTTCTCTACATTTTGTGGAGAAAATGCCCTGTTGAGCTGCGCGGCCTTGTCGACCGGGGTGACATCTTTAATTAAATCAGGGGCTTCGTCGTAGTCTTCGGCTATCGGAACGCCAACCAGCGCTTCGGGGAACTCGAACTTAACCCCTTGCCCCATCGCCTTGCGCATCAGCATGACCTTCATGTGTTTCTCCCAAGGGCTATCAGGGTTCGGCGAGCCGTCGCGTTTCTTCGCGGGTAGCTGCCCTGCCTTTTTTGCCTCTTCAACCGTGTAGAAGAACGAGTTCGGGGTGCGGCCTTTGCGTTGGATATCGCAGACCCCGGCGAACGGTTCGTCGAGAAGGTTTTTATTTTTCACGCATATTTCTTGGTAGTCTTTGTTCACCAGATAGCAGCGTTTCTGCGCGACCTCGCCGGTGCGCTCCGCTATCGTGCCTGGCAACTCCCCGAAAATGCAGAGCTTGCCCTTCATATAGTACATGTTGTTTACCGCGAGCATCCACTGATCGCCCATGAGCGAAGCGCCCAGGTGGTAGGCCGCGAGCCGCTTCTCTTTCGTGTCGAACAGTTCGGGGAACCCCTTGCCGGTCGATATCTGCGAAAGCACCGCGCCAAGTTCAAGTTGATTCTTCGGGCTCAAGATACCGCGCTCAACAGAAACTAGGGCGGCCTTGGCCTTTGGTGCTTCTTCCGGTTTTTCAGCCTCTTTTGAGGGCGAAGAAGTAGAAGTCGCCGTTTCGGTCACATCCAAAACCACATCCGCCGGTGGCTCTTGCACATCGTCTTTCATATTTACCTCCAGGTAATTTGTTTAATGTTCAATAATCAAATTGGGGGAACGCTTCGCTCTTGCGCCAGGGCGACATCGAGGCCATAGAGCCCTCGGTTTGCTGGTGTGGCCATTTGTCGGTCAGCAGCGATCGCTTCAGGTTCCGCAGGGCCTCATCGTTCCAAGCCTTAGCGATGTCATACGAGTCGTCTTCAACCCACTCAAGCCATATCGGGTAGCCCGCCTCTTCAGACTTCGACATCCCCACGACGCCTATACCGGCAACTTGCTTCTTGAGAATCAGCGACATCCCGTGCGCGTAAAACGCCACTTGCTCGTAGTACCGCTTTTGCTCCATCTCGCGCTTGAACAAACTCTCAGAGTCGACCCGCGTGGTCTTCAAATCGAATATGAACAGGTCGCCCTTGCTGTCGTAGCAAAAGTAGTCAGGTCTGATGCGGCATCTGATTCCGGTTTCTGGGTGCGTGAACCGGCCCGTGACCTCTGGCTTACCGTTGTGAAAGAAGTTCGCCGTCGTCTTGTGGTTCAGCAGGTTGTTCGTCATCTTCACCAGCATGTCCAACTCTTTCTGAGTTACGACCACCGCCTCTGCTGGCAGCTCCGCGCGCCACTCATCTCGCTTGGCGCGGTTCTTCGGGCTCTGCATGGCTCCGAAGTCCGGCTGCACGACGTAGTGCTCGCGGAACTTCTGGTTCTCCAAAACCATCAAGTGCGCGGCCTTACCGATTCTGAAGTGGTCGGCCTCGTCTTCTTCTTCCTCCGCGTGCTTCGACCAATACCAAAAGGCGTAGGGCGAGTTCATCATCCGCCTAACGCCTGAGCTCGAAATGCAAGAGCGGTCGGCCAAATAGGTGCCGAACGGTTCCGCGTAATCTAGCTCATCGGGTTTCTTCACATCGAATTCAGGCAGACGAGGGTCGATCTTCGTCTTACTGGGCAGGCTGCCGTGTTCCATTTTTACCTCCAGGGTTTTTTAGTAGTTCAATGTACTTTCTCATAAGGGCGTCCGTGTGCAGGTGCACGTTCTCGATGCACCGGGCGTGGATCTTGTTCAGGGGCTCGCCGGTTTCGACGTGCTGCCGGCCAATAACCCTGCCCAAGAACATCGCCGCCACCGTCATCTCAAGCTCGTTGGCCAAGATGTCGTTGGTGAGCTTGCGCATTTCTGCGACTTCGTTCTTAACGTAAACCGCCATCTCTTTCTCCACGAGAATGGCGATCTCTTTCATTTGCTTTTCTGATAGTTGTTCCATGTGCCTCAGTCATTCTCGGCGCGCGGGCCGCATTCGCAGTCTGATTGTTTCTTGGCTCCACAAACGTGACACCAAGGCGTCGGGTCGTAATCATCTGGGGTTTGTTTTGAAAACCCGCAGACTCGACAGTCGTGGTCTTGCGTCGTGGCCGTAACCTTGCCGCAGTAAAAACAGTATTGGTCTTTCGCTCTCATTTGAAACCCCCCGTTGCAGAAATCGCATGCTTCAATAAACACTCGGCGCAATGGCAAGTGCCTTCGTGCTGCTTGAAATTCTTTGAGAGCTCAACCGCCGCATCGCGGAGGTGGCCAAGAGCTGCCAGAGCGCTTTCGTATCTTTCTTTGCGCACGAACGGCACCCAGTTGCCGTCGCCGTTGACCTTTGCCGTTGGCTTCGTTGGGCGCACCAACCGCGGCTCGTACTGTGTCATGCCGAAGCTGACCCAAACCACCTGCTCCTTAGCCATTTTTTTTAGGATCGAGCGGTAATTCAATCTTCCCCTCTTTTTGCATCTTCATCGCTGCGATCTCATCGGCCAAAACCAACACGTCGCCCTTGTGCTCTGCGCTCTTGGCCACCGCGCTCATACAAACCAGGCCGTCGCCCCCAATGACCATCACGACCGGAATGTCCCCAAAGCGATCAATCTTATCCAGATATGAACGCAGCGCTTTTACCGTAATCATTTTCTCTCCCCACTTTTCGATACTCATCAAATTTCTGGTACTCGTGCAGCTTGTTGTAAAGCGTCTTGATGCTGATGCCCAGAGCCCTAGCAACTTCGGCTTTGTTGTTGCCGAGTGAACGCATGGCTTGCAGAATGTAGTCACGCTCAACTTCAGCCAGCGTTTTGGTGATAATAATTTTGTCGCTAATCATAAAAGGCCCCCGTGAACAGCCAGAGCAACAGCTCCAGAATTATTGTGACACAGACGCCTCCGTAAACCGGCCAGCGCCAAGCTATGTGAAATACGTTGCACAGAAGTACTGCGCAAACGGTGAACACAAACATAATCGCTAAAATTATCACGCGTATGTCTTTCATTTTTTACCTGCTTTGAGGGCAGTATTTGGCATTGGGATATCGGTCTGTGGGCAAGTGTGACGAGGGCATCCCATAGCGCGAAACCGCTCCTCTGAATAGCCCTCTCGCTCTAGGGCGCACATGGCGCAATTACACATAGGGCAATCATCAATGCCCCCGAGTCGATGGTATGTATGTTGACACTCAGCCATTTTACCACCAGCTTGTTGAGCTTTATAAATTTCTCGATATCGTGGCCTAGAACGCGTCACAATCCTTTTGGCGGTCTCTCTTGAAATCTTGTAAGTGCTCGCTATGGCTTTATAGCTCCAGCACGTATCTAACTTCTGAATTGCAATGATCGTTTCGTCGGACACATGTCGTGGGTGGCGAGCCTTCATGGTGCGGTCGATTGCGTTTATGCCAGGATCGCCTAAAAATAGATGATATGGGTTAACGCAAGACCGAACGTCGCATCGGTGGAGCACTTGCTTATTAGCCGGAATAGGCCCGCGAAATAGCATCCAAGAAACCCGATGCGTTTTGAGCACTCGTCGGTTTGGCAGACCAATGTGGCCGTACCCGCTGACTTCTTTAGCGAGTTGCCATATCCAGCACCCATTTTTATCAATGTGAATGGAGCGCGTGAGCCTTTCGCCCACATTCTCAATGTCATTTTTTGGTATCGTTTCTTCTTTCATAACGCTCCGTGTGTAATCAAGAGTCTTAGGCTTGTTAATGCCCCGTAACCTCGGGACCACTGGGGTATTAAGCTCTACGGTCCAATACTCAAAAATCCGCGCCGTTAACTTCGATCTCTTATGGCCGGACGGCGAACATCCTATAGAGAAAACGATCTGCGCTCTCGTTGCAGCTTCACGTCGCGGTTACGTCCGCGCTTCCGGCAAGCTTATCGCGCTTGCGGCGAAAATTTCATACTGCCTCGAAGGCTGTTTTACCGCTCTTGACGGCGATCTTTGCTAGCGCGCGAAGCAGCGTCATGTTCAACGAGTACTTGTTCTTCATCATGCTGGCCCCCGCATTGCGGGCATGTTTCTTTAACCACGGAGAGCCTTCAGCAAATTCACATTTGCTTGCACGGTGCCGGTGATAGCGTTGCCGCACTTGATCGCCATTTCGATTTCGGTCATGCTTGGGCCACCGCCGCCGTCAGCCTTGCGCGCCAGAGAGTTGTCCGACACCAGTGACTCCATAGTACGCATCAACCGCTCTGCGGAACGCCGAGACAAAGTCAGTATGTCCAAGGCTGCCACTTCTATACGCGGCGATAATTCGCCGGAGGACTCTGGCGGGGTTTCGGTGATCGCGGCGGGCGTAGATTTTTGCAAGCCGTTCGCCTCTTCTGAGCCAATAGTTTTTTCGTTGGTTGGCACGGACACGGTCGCGATTCCGGCGCGACCAATTTTTTCGCTGTTCGTTGCAATACCGCTTGTTCCTCTCATAATATCTCCTGCTGTGCGCACGCTCGCGCTCTGGGTGGAGTAGTCGCTTGCGTCGAGAACGTGCTCGCTCGTACTCTCTGTATTTTTTACTTTTATACTTTTTACGATATTCTTCACGTTCTGCCTTGCGGCGTCGCTCGACACTTTCTTTGGAGCGCCAGCCCCCGGCGTAATATATCCGGTCTTCTTTGCCTGTGGGATGCCGAACGGACCCAGGGTGCTGCCGCAAACGCTGTTGCAAAACCCCTGCTTGCTGCCCTTCAGTACCTTGAACTTTTTGCCGCAAACGACGCACGACTTCTCCACCATCTCTACGCTGACGTTAATCATAGTTTTTTGAAACTACCTTTGAAACGAGTTTGTCGTAAAGCTCACCGATCACTTCGGCCCTCATTTCGTATTCGTTCTTCGCCGATACAGCACTGCTGTACTTCATCTTCAAAGAAGCCAGCTCCTCTTCAAGAATGCGTATGCGGTGATTGGCCATGTGGAACTGCTTCTCCCAATCAATAGGTATAGGGTTTGAAGGTGATCCAGGCGCCGCTTTTTGTTCGTCAGCCATTTCAAATGTCATTTTTGCACCGCCACCGCGACATCCGACATAAGTTCGATCAAAACACCCAGGTCGAGAACATCTCCATCGGCCAGCCCGAAATCTCTCTTGGTATGATAAGAGTGCTCCCTTTCACGCAGATCTAATTCTGCGCGCAGATCATTAATGTGCTTACGGCGCTTGCTGTACGCATCGACCTTCTCTTGAAAACTCATTTGCCCTCCGGCTTTATTTTCTTCAGCAGGTTGAAAACACCGCGACCGCGCTGCCCGGTTTTGCGGTTAATAAAAAGCCCGGTCGAAGGCCAGAAGTCATAAACCCCAACCCTAAAATGAGTCGGCGACAGCTCCTCGACCGGGACTTCGTTCTTCTCTAAAATGCCAATACTCGAATGCAAATTATAACGGCGCTTCTCTTGGTTGTGCTCGCGTAACGCTGCGTATGTTTCGCCAAGTTCACTCATGGACCCTCCTGCCGTATTCAGCTATCAAAGCCGCCTCGACCATGCCGATGTGCGGAACTTTGCAGCGCTCAAGTGTGAAATTTTGTTTCGGGAATATCTGCTTCACGGCCCAAAGCGAACGGTCTTTGCCTTCGAGGTTCTTCGGGCAGCCCTTGTAAATCTCCGCCATCCACTTCTGCGGCCTGATCTCGATGATCGGTATGCCAAGCGTGAGGATCACCCCGTTCGTGATGCCGCAGTTCTTGCCGTAGCTGAAGGTCGATACGCTGCTCTGCTTCGGCATCGACTGGGCCTTCTCAACGTAGGCCACCTTCGCCTCGCGCAGCTCGTGCATAAGGCGCCCGAGTTCTTTGGCGTCAACGCCTTCTTCGTCGCGTGGCATCGGCTCCATCCATAAGCCGCTGTCGTCGATGGCAGCTATGCCGCCGGTTAGGCCTGGGTCAACTCCGATGATCATTTAGCCCTCTAAGACGGTAAATGCCGCCTGACAGTATTTCACTTGGTGCATGGCGTCCGCCAGTCCTTCGTGATGAATGCCTTCGCGGGTGAACGCTTTGTAGTCTACCCCCGAAAGATCCAAAAGCGTGCGAATGTCGCGAGCCGACCTATACGAGTACAGCGGTTTTATCTTCAACCGCTTGAAGGTCTCGTTCATAATAACGAAGTCGAAGGTCGCGTGGGACCAAATGCAATCGGCGTCCTTAAGAAATTCGTTCAACTCATTAAAGACTTCGCGAATTGGTTTCTGCGGTTGTTTCGTTATAGATTCAATCGCTGCCTTGTCTTGAGACAGCCACCAATAAACCGTGTCGGCGTCCATCTCAGCACCGGAATCAACCGCCGACCTGGCGTCGATATTTGCGCTGAACATTTGATAAATTTCGCCGGTTTTACGGTCAAAATAACAAGCCCCTACTTGGCAAATGCAAGCGTTTTTGCCGTTGCCGAAAGTCTCGAAATCGATCATCACGTCTTTTTTCACTTACCCTCCTGCTCTTCATCTTCTTTGCTAAAAAACGGCCAGCTCCACTCCCAAGGCCACATCACGACTTCGCTGCCGTTGGCTGTGATTGTGGCCAGAACGCCCTCGTAAATGTGCTCGATGAACTGCATCGTGAACCAAAGTGGCGACGCAATGACTCCAATGACGGTCGCGGCCCCGTTACGCCAAACCCAGAACATCGTATCTTTGATCGAAATATTCATCTGTCTCACTTAGGATCAACCGCCGTCGTTGCTGTTTTGCGCGAAGTCTCAAGGCGGTGCACTTCTGCAATCGGCTCCTCTTCGAGCGTGTCGTCTTTGTACGGCAGGCGAATGCGCTTGTTGCGGTTCACGATGTCCTTCACGGTAGCAGCTGCTTTTTTAACCTTCGCCGCTGCCTTCGTGTTCATCTGAATCTGCCGGTCGGCATCGGTCATCGGGCGGGTTTCTAAAACTTCGCCTTCGTAAATGAACTCGACGACGTTCTTCTCGAAGTTCTTGTGCTCGATGCAGGTGACTTCACGGCGCTCGACGCCCGCGCTGATGGCGGTCAAGTGGTTTGAAATCTTCGTCTGCAATTCTTTGATGCCGGCATTGTGCTTTGCGACCTCGGTTTTCTTTTTATCGACGGCTTCTGCGAGCTTCTCGTTCAATCGAGCCGCGGCCTCGCCCTTACGCGCCTTTTCTTCGTCGCTCAGTTTGAACGGCAGCGCGCGCTTGATTTTTTCACCTTCAATTTTCTTCGCCATTTGGTTCCCCTTTTTTGGTTGTTTGGCCTTCAATACTCAAAACTCTAGCGACGTTGTCGATGATTTCACCGACTTTCGATTTCACGCTTTGCTCGATCGCGGGCAGATCGGTGTTGATTCCGGTGTGGCCCAAATTCAAATTGCTCTGGATTGAATCGCGCGTTTGCGCGAAGAACGTCGTTTTGTCGATTGAGACGCCCAGCTCGGCGCACAGAAAGGCCCAACCGCCGCTGCGCTGAACCTGGGCCCAACCCGCCTCGCCGACGTACTGGCGGGCATCTGTGGGGTTTGTGTAGCCGAATTTACCAACGGCCTGAACGATGCGGTTTGCCGTCTCAATAGCGAGGTCGCGGTTGTCTGGAGTTTTCGGTAAATATTTCTCCATGATCTTGTGCGGCGGCATCGGGAACCGGGTGTTCTTCGTGTCGCGCACGTAATCACGTCCGGCTTGAAGGACCGTTTTTTGGTCAAATTGCGACATGATTTCTGTGTACATTTCGAGCTGGCGTTTATCGAGGTCTTGCCCGTAGAAGCGCGCCATGTCGAGCAGCATTTTAGTTATTGGATTCACGGTTGTGCCTCAAATTTTTTCGCCGCTTTTGTGGAGCGAAAGCTTCTTGTTGCCAATCGTAGCCAAATTCGTGATTCAATTCGCACCGCCAAATGTCGCCGTCATCGGTAAGAGCAAAAAAAGCTCCCTCAGAGGCGGCATAAACTAAGCCAACGAATTTCAATTTTTTAGGTTTAGTTTTTCTGCTCACTGCCGCCGCCGCTAAATTCTTGTTCGAGCATGTCGAGGTTGTCGTACTTTCGGGTGTGCGCCGTCGAAACCGGCCCGTTGTGAAAGTCGTATTTGCCCTCGTTCACTTTCAGCCACGTTTCAGGTTTTAACAGAAAATCAAAATCGGCCTTCCAGCGGCGATCATTCGCGCCGTTGCAAAATTTACTGGCGGCCATTTTTTTCACGGTTTCAATCCAAGCGTCCGCGGTTTGTTGCTTCCACACGACCGCGATTTTTTTGTCGCGGTGCGAATTTGAATTTTTAACCTTCGGCAACTTGCCGCAGTGGTCGTTCCAAATTTTTATCAAACCGTGAAGTTCGGTCGGCGGGGGCGGGTGGGTCGCAACGCCAGTTGCACCCTTCTCTTCCTTTCTCTTCTCTTCCTTTCTTTTCTCTTCTATTCTATTCTCTTCTAAGAGAGGTTTCAAAAACTCATACCTAAGTAGCTGTAATTGCTGGAGCCGGTGGAGGCAACGGGGCACCAACGCAGCCTTAACGCCGCATGGAACGGAGAACTGATGGGGCATCAACGTGACAGTATCACGTACCTCATCGGAGCATCTACTGAGGATGAACAGGTACACAAGGCGGTATGAACAGGGCAACAACAGGATCTTATGATCATCAAAAAAGCGTTTTGAAATCATGAAGTAACTGTGACTTTTTTTCAGGTTTTTGTTGTGCTCTAACCACTTCTCAACGGTTATAACGATACCCGCGTACCTAGCCTTAGCTATCATTAGATGATCCCCCCTCCAGTGAAAATCCCCAAAAAAAAGCCGCTGCCTTGAAGGTCAAGTCTTGGCGGGCGGCCCAAAAACAATCGTTTTTAATCGTTTTGCAAAACGAACTTGACCTATTAATTGGTGTAATTCTTGCCCGGTTTCTGGACAAAAGGCTTCAATTTTCTCACGACTCGGAGCAGCTTATCATTTTATAATTCCGTAAAAGTAACTGCTGGCTCTGATTTCAAGGCTTAGATTTTTTTGACGACTCGGAGCGGTGGTTGTCGCAAAGGGCATGCTTCCAGTTGATTTTGACGTCAGGGCGCCCGTCCGACTTTCTATTGAAGGTACAGATGCCAGGCCATGCCTTTACCATGCGCTCTGAGGCCGCGGCTTCGCGCCCCTCCTGTGCGTAGAAGTCTGACAGGCCACCTTTGTTCGACCCGTTTTTGGGCGCGGCAAAAGCGATTTTCGTGGCCCTAGCGGTGTAGTGCCCGGCGGCCAAAAGTTGAATCGTAAAGTCCCGGTCCTCTTTAAGGTTCATATCGCTTCTATATCGAATTGAGCCGATCTTTTTCGGGTACATCAAAACCGCCACGTCGCAATAGCCTATGGCCTTGCACTCGACCCTTTGGCTCCAGGCGAATTGGTTGTACTCCATGGCACCCTGGGCGATGTTCGGCACCTGGTTAAGGTGTTTCTCGGCCTCGTAGGTGGCGGCCTCGCCGGTGAGCTTGATGCCCTTGGTATCGATATATTTTATGAACTTCGATATATCGTCGTCCATCATCCAGTAATTCACCGAGCCCCGGCTGGTGATCACGTACTCCAAAATATAGTTGCGCACGTAGGCTATGCCTTGGTCGTTTTTCGGCAGCACCAAAAGGTTCTTCCACCCCATTTGGCGGTAGGCCTTTTCGTCTTGCGGCTCGACCACTATGGTGGGGTAATTCTGATCGTCGAATTGCTGGGCGGTCTTCACCGCGGTCGCGCGGTTCTTGCTCGGTATGAATACGGGAGTGGTCATTTCGGCCCCTTGTCGAAGAGTGGATCGCCAGCCTTGCGGTTCTGAACCCTCTTGAGTTCGAGCGCCGGGGGCAGGCAGTATTGCATCATTTCGCGGTAATAGAAAACGATCGAGCAGCGCACAGCATCCGGCGTAACCGGTATGATCTGCGTGTTGCCGTGAAATTCGTGGGGGTCGAACATGATCAGATCGCCCATCTGCACGTCGGCCGCAATTCGATAGTTCGGCAGCGCGAGGATGGCCCCCTTGTAAGCCCCCTTGCGAATGACTGACATGCAGCTGATGCCGCCTTCGAGGTCACCGGCGTCTTTGTGGCAGCTCGTGCGAAAGTTCTTGTTCACCGTCAGTGTGGTGAAAACCGAATCGCCGATCAAATATTCGGGCGGGGTTTTGTCGACGAACGATTTTTGAAAACGCCACTTTTCTGGGCAGTGCTGCTTGAATAATTTATTCACGCGCTCGACCAACGGTAAAAGCCGCTGGAACTTGTCAGGGTTCTGTTCATTCCAAGCGCAGGCATGGGCGTAAGGGATGCGCAAGGTGCGCTCGAAGTACCCGATAACGCCACTGGTGACCTCCCAGCCCTTGGGTACGCGGGTCACGCTCGACATTGTGCCGTCGGTCTTCTTGCGTGGTACGGCGTCGATGCCACTGGCCACAGAGCGGTTCTCAGTCTTTGGGTTGTATTTATTTAGCACCGACCAAGCGGCGCCATTGATCTCGCGGCTGATCACGTTCTTCAAGAGAACCAT